GGCGTCACACACTTGCCTCATAACCCCAAGGCGGCTAGATAGCCCTCGGCATGGGCGCGTAGCGCAGCGGTAGAGCACCACCTTGACATGGTGGGGGTCACAGGTTCAATCCCTGTCGCGCCCACCAAAAAAAACAAAGGAAATGCTTGGTTTTTTTGTTCATAAAAGCCAGACGCATCGCAAGAACGGTTTAGCAACATCCGCCAGAGTCCACCGGCATAGTGTGCAAAATCCGATACGGTTTTCTAGTGGTGTTCCTGTGGTGTTCTAATTGCCCCGATCGCAGCGCGCTCGCACTCAGGGCGGTTGTTGAACTGGTCGGGCATTGGTGCAGGACTCGCCCGAAGTTTCCTCGTTCCCGGTCGCCAGCCAGTCGCGCCTATAGCTACCCGTGGTATTTTACCTCTCCACGGCCGAGGGTCGGGCAGTTAGGTGGATTCTTTAAGCCAAAGCGGCGACCGGCCAGATTTTGAACTGGCTCGCCATCGTCGCCACATCCATCGCCAGAGCAATCGGGGCACCGCCCAACGTCTGTTTCTAATTCTGGATCATCCCATTGGGGATCGTGACGCCACAACCGGCCTTCAACGCAGCGAAGATCACCCTTCATTTTCAGCCTTTCGGGCAGTTTGTGAATGAACTACCGGGAAAAACCCGGTGGTTCGATATCTCATATAAACACAGAACTTGCAATCTGTCAAATCCTATGTTATTCACCATCCAAATAGATGGGGCTACACAGTGCGAAAGTTTTACATCAGAGAAGCCCCCGGCCTGCCGACGATCAAAGCGCAGAAAATTGCGCTGGGGCTTGATAAAATCGCCGACGAAGACCCGGTCTATATCGACCTGAACCCCAAGCGGAAGCGCGCCACCCCCGCCGAGCCGTTTCCCGAGCTTGCCCTAGCCATCCGCGCGTTGCGTCCGGGCGATGAGTTGGGGGTCGCTATCCCTGCCATCCTGGGCGGCACACAGGGGCTTGTGCTGGATGTTATGCAGGCAATTGGAGCCAAGCAGGCCGCAGTCTATAACGCCCAAAAGGACGAGGTTGTGCCTTGGGAACCGGCGGCGCTTAAGGTGCTTGAGATCGCCCGGGAAGCGGACAGTTTTACCCGGGCCGCGTCGCTCCGCAAGGCCAGGGTCCGGCGTGCCGAGCTTGGCCGGGGCAATGGCAAGGTGGCGGCGCTCGACAAAGAGAAGAACCCCAAGGCGTATAAGGCAGCGCTGGCGGTGTGGCTAAACCCCGAGCTAACCGGCAACCAGGCGGCGGCGGAAATCGGCGTTTCACCCTCGACGGCCTACCGCAAGCTGGGGCCGCGCGATCAACCTATTTTTGGAAGGAAGTCAAAACTATGAGCGATCTTGCCATCATTCAAAAGCCGCTCGCACCGGACTTGATTAAGCGCATGGCCATGGAAATCGGTAAGGAGACCGTGGCCTATGTCGAGTATATGTACCCGGAAGCAATTAAGGCCACGTCCTCGACATTCCGGCTATCTCTACGCAACACGATTTATAATGAGATCATGTCGATGATGGCGATGGGTGATGAAGCTGCGATTGAAGAGCGCATGGACCGGCAGAAATCTCAGCGCCGCAAGAGCAAAGCGTTTTGGAAGCGGCACCGTGAGACAGATTGGGATAAAGTGCGGGCTGCGCGCGATGCAGAGATTGTGTCTACCGATATTACCACGAATGATGATTGAAAGGATTTGAAATGAGCCGAAGCGTAAACGCCCGCATTACTGTGTGGGAATACCCCAACGGTCGCCTTGAGGCTTTTTGGCAATGTGAGCCGGATGGGTCTCAGCACGAAAAAGATATGCAGCCAATCGCTCGTGAGGTTGCCGTCGTCCGCGCGAAACTTCTTTTAGCCGATACCCCTGAGATTGAAGGAAGGGTGTCCCGCAAATGAGCGATCCAAAAAAGCCAACGGCTTTACAGGAATCCGCGGTGCATTTCGTCGCCGCGCTGGCTGCTGACGTAGACCGGCAACACGGCATCACCGCCCCAAACGGAACGCCAGAAACCCAGGCCAAGGTCATCGCCGTGGTGAAGGATCGCTTTTTTAAGGATGACGCAAAGGATGAGATATGAGCCGACCCGGCGCGCCTTGGGATGGTTGCGTTTATCCCAAGTGCTATCAAACCACGTCATTGACGCGCAACTGCACTGGAACCTGCGGGCTATACCGCATGATCAGTCCTGCACCACACGCCGCGCCATCGCGGGAAAATCCCAATTTCAAAATTGTCACTGTAGAGATGAAACCCACAAAATGAGCGAAGAACCCCTGCACGGTGGCTTTTCTATCTGGGTCAGCGGCGTCAAGGTTGCCATCGGGTGCGGGCCTTACGAATGGATCAAAGACGAGGCGGCGCACTACGCAGCGCAGTATGCACAAGATGGCCAGGTCAAAGTTCGGGTTTACAAATTTCCGGTGAGAAAGGCAGTCACAAAATGTGCAAGCTCACCGATCAGGAAAAAGGATTTCTCCACCTTATCTTGCGCTCGCCGCATGACGGCACCGGCTGGCGAAACGTAAGCAACGCTGTTTGGCCTTTGGTGGAGAAGTTCACGCGGCCAGAATTGATTGAAGCCGTTCAAACCGATTTTGGCGGGCGATTGCGACTGACGGCGGCCGGCGAAACCGTCGCAACCTATTTGGTATAAGGATCATGATATGAGGCCAGAGATTGAAGGGCTTATTGAGAATAAGCTTAGGGCGCTTTGGCTTGCCGAAAAACCTAGCCGTGAAGCGCAGTCAATCCGAGCAATACTGTCAACCGCAGTGGACGATTCTAGACCGGGAGGCTGGCTGCTTGACGAGCTTCCAGATTACGTTTGGCAGCTTGTCGATATTGCCGCCCAGCGCGGCCTCAATGCGAGATTGGACAGGAAATGAGCATTGAGCAGCAAGCGGTTGCCGACGTGCTTGAGAAACTCAAAACGGAAGGTGACGCCGTAGCCCGCAAGACTGCTAAGGAGTGGCAACGCGACCACAACGTAAACGGGGTTCGCGTGATGCAGATAGCCCGAGAGCAGCGCGCACAACAGATTGGTAGAAAGAACCCCAAATGAGCGATTTAATCGTCACGGGAAATGCTAAAGCTGACCACGCAAAAGCGGCGCGTGTGATTATCGACCTGTTTGATAGTCAGCGTCGAAATGCGTACGACCTGGGTAAGGCGGCCTGGTCAATGGGTCTCAAGTTTGGGGATAATCCGTTTGATTTTGGGTATCAGCAGCCCCTCATGGATGCGTGGACGAAGGGTATGCAGACGGCCCGCGAAAAGGCACAAGGATCAGACAAATGAGCGATCTTAAGGACATTAACGACGAAATTCATGATACCAGCGACGACATGACGATAGTGCAATTTCTTCGTGCAAGTGGCGAGCATTGGGATGAAGATCGCTATACGGCTGGTGCGGACCGCATCGAGGCGCTGGAATCGGCCCTCAAAACTGCCGAAGCTGCATTGTCAGATATTGGCGATGCTGATCGGGAGGAGGGAGACGACCTCAAATGGTGCGAAAACCGGGCGGCAAAAGACCTGCCGGAAATCCGCCGTGTTTTGAATGAGAGGACGACCTAATGACCAGCAACCAGACGACCAACGAGGCCAAAAAATGAGCAACCCAACCACCAGCGGTTGGTGTATGGAGAAAAATTCCGCTGTCAAACGCAGACGATTTTTACAGCTTTTTCGCAAGCAAAAGGGTCTGTGTGCGATTTGTGGCCACGCAATGGACCTTGACAAAAAAGGCCCTCGTGCCGGGAATTTAGATCATATTTTGCCTAAGTCTTTGGGTGGCAGCAATCGCATCGAAAACCTTCGTGCGACACATAAATACTGCAACCAGCAGCGAGGTCGGGATATGAGTGGTGTTTTTATCCAACACAATGGAGTGACGGCACTTTGCCATAACATCCGGAGCATTGGATGATTCTCTGTAAGCCCGCAAGCCTTGGCCCTTAGGCCGGGGAGCATGTCAGCTATGCCTTCTCCGCAGCCGATGCGCTGGGCACGGGCGGCGCGGTCGCCAGCGGCAGGTCCACGCGAAAGAACCGCTGCCGCCCGATCTGCACCCGAAACGCTGCCTCAGTCGCCCAAGGCGGCGGATAGTCATGCGCGAATTTCTTTGGGAGCTATTTTGTCGATTATTGCGTGGAAAGCTTGGTTGTGTGTAAGGTGTTTTGTCCGCACTAAACGGAATACCCGTTCCTTTTTGATGCCGTAAGCGTCACAAGCGTCTGGCAACGCAATCGTATTTCCAGAAATTGTGACATAAGACGTTTTCCTGGTATTCCTATTCTGCTCAGTTTGTGTTGCCCATGAGCAATTACCGGGTTCATAATCTGCGTCGTTGTTGATCCTGTTAAGTGAGTATTTTTCGGGTGGCTCACCCATATCGGCGACGAAATTTTCGTATTTGAACCATCGCTCGCAAACTGAAATACCCCTTCCGCCGTAGTCCGCCCAACCCGTACTTTTTTCGTTTGTGCATCGCTGAAGCATATTTGCCCAAATTATGTAGCTTCTTTTTCTTTTGGTTCTTTTTGTGGCTGACCCATGTTTTATGCTACGGGCGGCGGAGGAGTCTGCCGAAAAACAGCCGCACGATTGCGTGTGGCCAGAGCGCAAATGCATCGCCAAAACAAGAACTTCTTGCCCGCATTCACACGCGCAAAACCACCTAGCGTTTCCTCGATTATCGCTTGCAGCTCGTCCCGTAACGGTCAGTCGGTTGTATCGGGTATTTATAGGAATTTCTTTGAGAACCATATAAAACCATAGCTTTTTTCTAGCTTTTTTGCAAGTTACACAACCCCAGCCATCCCTAGCCCAGCTGCCAAAATCGCATCCGGATAGGCAAAATTAGCGTTCTCCTGGGCAATGATCGCCGCCACCATCGGCTTGGATAGATGGATATCATGCAGGTCGATCACGGTATCCGGCGAAACTCCGACGCGCCCGGCCACAAAGTTAATATAGGCCAGCGTGTCGTTCTCAATGGGGGGAGCCCACCGGGTAATCATAGTGCGGATGGTGCGGAGGTTGTGCACCGTCTGGTAGGTCAGCAGGACCGTGGTAAGGGCTCTGATGCCGTATTCCGGCGTGGTGAAGACGCAGAAGCGGGGATCGGTCTGGACGGGTGCTAGGCCCTCCCATGCGGTCCCTTGGTCCAGATTGCCGGGGTTGTTGTTCCGCACGCCCCTGGTAGCATTTGCGGGCGGCTCAAAGGGCGCCACGTCTGGCGGGGATTGCAGCGGCTCTGGCATGGCGCGTTTTCCTAAAATCCAGTTGTAAATGGCGGTGAAGGGGTTCACTTGATGCTCAGAAGCGCAGCCGCGATGGGATGCCCAAAAATCGTCAGCGCTCCCGTAATCACGCCTATGACCGTCGCCAGCACCGTCAGCGCGTCTGTGGGTGGCCAGATCATCGCGCCTGCACCGGCAGAACAAAGCTGCGCGAAATCGTCTCGCCGTCCACTGAAAGAATGGTAGCCGTGCATGTGTATTGCGTGCCCGCCACGCCTCCCCCTAGCGGGGCCTGCACTGCAAGCGCGGGGCCGCCAACACCTGCAACAATGGCCGTTTGGCCAATCGTCAACCCAGCCGGAAACGAGGTCACATTAACGACTGACGCGATGATATCGCCGGACGGCAAAGCGCGGCTGAAATCCCACATAAACGGGACGTTTTGATCGAGAGGCGACATTGCGGTGAGCGATGGGATTGGAGGAGTGTATGCTGTTCCAGACATTAAAACCGTCCTATCCTGATGTCGGTGTGAAAGATTGCCGTGCGGACGTCGGCCACGAAGATTGCTGTGCGCCCTGGAGTGGCCGCAAAGTGCTGCAGCTGCACGCTGGGAATAAGGCCTGTGACATTGGCAGTGCCCGCAGCGGGCTGGATGGTGACCTGAAAAGCGAAACTGGGCGTAAAGCCTTGGGCAAAAATTTGGCCGGCGGCAGGCGCAACAGTCACGTCGATCTGCAACGTCGGTACGCGCCCTACAAAGGCCACAAAGCCAGCTGCTGGCGATAGCACCTCGCCGGTCATCACGGTTGGAGCTTGTCCAGATGCAGCCACTATTCCCGCGCCAGGCGAGACGGTTACCGCACCAGTCACGGTGCTGACCGTGGGCGCATACCCTGTGGCGCTGGCAGTCCCGGCAGATGGCGTAAGCGTCACGCCGTATGCAACCAGCGGCGCATGACATGCGGCGGCTACAAGCCCGGCTGACGGGGTGACGCTGACCGGGAAAGCCCCTGACGTAACCGTAGGGCTGTAACCAAATGCCAAAGCCTGCCCAGCACTAGGCGACAGCGAGACGGCGTAGGATAGCGCGGGCGATTGCCCTGTCGTTGCGACTTGGCCAGCACCCGGAGCGACGGTTACGGCCAGCGAGACAGTCGGCGCTTGGCCTGTGGCAACAATAGCGCCAGCAGACGTGCTTAAGGTGTTTCCAGCATTTGCGGTTGGCACGTATCCACTGGCAGCGACGGCACCGGCTGATGGGGCTACAGTCAGGCCCGAAGTTAGGCTTGGCGCTTGTCCAGAGACCGCGACTGCGCCAGAGCTAGGCGAGAAGTTTAAGGGCGATGCGCCCGTGCTTACGGTGGGCGCATTGCCGGCGAGACTTACTTGCCCAGTGCCTGGGTTAAAAACCGTCCCAGACGAACCAGACGAAACATAGGTAATAACGATAAGGCCTTGGCCGCCATTGCCCCCGATGTTCGGGCCGGACCAAGGAGCCGCTCCAGCGCCACCGCCACCATAAAGCCCGCCAGCGCCGCCAGATGATGGGCCGGTGCTTTGAGTACTAACCGGAGTACCACCGCCACCGCCCGCGCCCGCCGTGCCGCCCGCCGTTGCGGTGTATTCTGCGCCCGGCAGGCCGGGATTACCTGTGGTGGTCGAGCTTCCTGCGCCACCAGCGCCACCACCATTAGCGCCAGCGCCGCCAGCGCCTGGACCCTCCGTTGTTCCATTACCATTGCCGCCAGCACCGCCGCCATCAGCGCCGCCACCCCCGCCGCCGCCTGAGGAGCTATAACCACCTGCTCCACCTGGACCAAAAGGTCCGGCCGCGCCGCCACCGCCGCCATTGCCATAAATGCCATTTGGAGCGCCAGCGCCGCCAGCATAAAGGACTGTGCCTTGCGCACCGGTCGTGCTTCCGCCTGCGCCGCCAATGGCTGGTGCGCCGGCTTGCCCAGCGGCGCCGCCATTGGCACCGACCGACGATGTTGAGAGTGAGGTGCCCCCAAACCAGGTTGCGCCGCCTGCCGTGCCGTTAGTCGTGTTATTTCCGCCAGTGCCGCCGACGCCGACATTGTAATTAAGGACCGCGCCTGGCGTTACCGTGATCGTCCCACCGGAGAAACCACCGCCACCGCCACCGCCGCCAAAGCTTGAGCCTTGCAAGCCGCCCGAGCCGCTGCCACCGCCGCCGATAACCGCAACAGTGATGGACGTGACGCCGGCTGGAACCGTCCACGTCCCAGCGCCGGTCGCCGTAAGGAATATGACCGTGTTGGTCATCGAAACCTCGGCATGGAAACCGCCTCCTTCAGGCGGCGGAGAAAATGCCGCCCTTGATTGAGTGTAAATAGCCCTCTATACTTGAGCGTATGAAGCTGGTTGCGGCAGTTAAGTTGGTTCCCTCGAAGTCTCAGGCACTTGCCCTGAAGGCGACTCTTGAGCGTTGTAACGAGGCGGCCACATGGCTTGCTCAGATCGGACATGACGCCAAATGCTTTCGCCAATTTGACCTTCATAAAATGGCTTACCGAGACGTTCGTGAACGCTACGGCCTTGCCGCTCAAATGGCAGTTCGCACGATCTCTAAGGTAGCGGATGCCTTCAAGGTCAACCGCGAAGTGGCGCCGAAGTTCCGAAAGGACGCTGCCCAACCCTACGATGATCGTATTTTCCGCTTCGTGAAAGATGGCGCGGCGGCGAGCATCTGGACCTTGGAAGGCCGCGTCACCGTGCCATGCCTCATGGGGGAGCATCAGCGGCGCCTGTTCGCTTTTCAGAAGGGCGAGATCGATCTCTGCTTTGTCCGTGGCAAATGGTATCTCGCCGCAACCTGTGATATCCGCGAAACCACCGAGTTCAACGCCGAGGATTGGCTCGGGGTAGACCTTGGGATTGTCTCTCTGGCTACGGACAGCGATGGCACGACTTATTCTGGCGACGCCGTTGAGCATCTTCGGTCGCGGCTGGCTCGCCGTCGCCGTGGGCTCCAAAAGTGCGGCACCAAGGCCGCGAAACGCCGTCTGCGCAAGCTGGCGGGCAAACAAGCAAGGTTCCAGAAGCACACCAACCACGTGATTTCGAAGGCGCTCGTTTTGGACGCTGAACGCACCGGCAGAGGATTGGCTCTTGAGCAACTTAAGGGTATTCGAAGCAGGGTATCGGCCAGTCGCGACCATCGGGCAAGGCTTGGTAACTGGGCATTCGGTCAACTCGGCAGTTTCGTCACATACAAGGCGAAACGCGCGGGGGTGCCCGTTGCCTTTGTCGATCCGCGCAACACGTCCCGCGAGTGCCGGGCGTGCGGCTGCATCGACAAACGCAACCGCCCCGACCAAGCCACCTTAAATTGCATAGGCTGCGGCCATACGGCCAATGCCGACATCAACGCAGCGCTGAACATCCGGCAACGGGCGATCGGCGCAAGGGCGACTGTAATGACGCCTGAAGTTCTCGCGGCCTAAACCCCGCAGGGAAAAGCCGTTTCGTTTACAGAGCGGATACATTACAAATTTACGACCTTAAAAAGATATTTTGCACAATGAAATTGGCTTTGTCCTGATAGACGGAATTGTCCGGATGAGGCTGGCCAGCATTCGGCCCGAGAGCCGAGCCATTGCCATATCGGTCGTACCACCGGACATCAGGGCGTATGCGAGATCGTGAAGATGCCGGACGCATTGGTTGTTACGGTCAGCGTGCCGCCGCCACCAGTCACCGAGGCACCGCCTCCCAGGTCGGAATAACAAAGCAGCTTATCGGTCGAGGCCAGCGATGAGCCGGCGCGCGAAAGGATGATACCGTATCGGAATGTGCCAGAAAAGGATGCCCAGGTGGGGGATGTGCATGTGAATGTTGCAACCCCGCCCGTGGTCGTAAATGTCACGCCTGAAAGCACCTCGCCGCCGACCGTGTAGCCATTGCCTGTCGCCAGCTCGTCAGCGCTGACATTGGCATAGGTCGCGTCAGTGTTCGGTGCTGGGGTGTAAGCCGAAGTCGCCAGGATCATGACGAAGGTGTTGGTCGAAAGATTAAAAGAGCCATTGCCCATTTCGAGCAACGCCTGAGAGTAGAGGTTGTATGCGCCTGCGGCCATTAGAATGTCCCTTTGTTGAAAGTAGAAGATGTCACTTTGCGAATCCCGAAAGATGAGCGATGAGCGACGTCGCCGCCGCAACAAAAATGCCTCCAACGGCCGCCAAAGCCATCACCTTTGTCCAGCCAATTTCAATGCGGAATTTGGTATCGGCTCGATAATCGTCCGTCTCTTTCTCGCGCACTTTTTGATTGCGATCGCGTTCAGTACGCATACCGCGCTCCTCGGACATATAGTCGAGAACTTTTTTGAGATCGCTTTTGATGTCTTTAATGTCGCCCTTGACCTCGCGCACGTCTTCCTCCACCGCTTTAATGCGTTCAGTCAATGATCCATACTCCCGATCTTCGTTAGCCATCGGCGACCTGCAATTCCAAACGCCAAGCATTGATGCCCTGCGCTTTGATAAAGTCCCGCTCAAACCATTGGTCTTCGCCCCAGGTCTCATCGGCAAAGCGCGAGCCGACAAAGCCGGTGCCGAGAAACGCATGGTCGCCGTCGAGCGGTGAGCCGGGAAAACACGACCAATCATTCTGCTGCATCTGCGCGGCGTCGAGCGCGGCGGTGTAATAAACAAAGCCGGTTTGCGCGATGGTTTCTTGCTGGCCGTCCATATCATCCAGCGCGAGCGCCCAGATGTTTTTGAGCAGGTAACCGCTGATCGGCGCAGCCATCCAGCGTTTGATAAGCACCGCCGGGTCAAGGCCAATGTCAGCCGGCATACCGCCGAGCTCTTCGTACAGCTCGAACGGCGCGATATTGTCGATAGGCCGCACGATGCCGCGGCGCATGTCGGTGATCGCGCAGGCGTTGAACGCGGCGACCGTCACGCAGTCACCGTGCACGTCATTGCCGCCGAGATAGACCGGCGTCCCGAGAATCATTGAATAGGCCAGCGGCACAGGCGATGCGGCCACGGCGCGCGGGCGAAGGCTGGCGGTGAACGTGTTGGGCAGCACGCCCGGCTTGCGCGCCATCAGCGGCAGTCCCGCACTTCGTCGCGTATGACGAGGTAGTCGCCCACCAACTTGCCCAGCGGGTCACCAGGAGGCAGCGCGGCGAGCTCGGCCGCCGCCTGCTGCTCAAACGCTTTGGAATAGGTGGGAATGACGGGGCACACATGCAGCGGTGCCGGTGCGGGTGCGGTGACACAGCCGGCCAAGCACAGCGCGGCGAGCAGGCTAAAACGTGCCATTGTCGAGCTCCTTCACGGTCTGCGCGCGGTCGGGCGCGTCGGCCACGTCCTGCGCCATTTTGGTTTCGGTATCGACGGCCTGCTGCGCCGGCGATGCCGGCTTGAAAAAGCGGCCGAGCAAAAGATGCTCGACCAGCCACGCGCCCACGTCGCCTAAAATTCCAATGAGAAAAGTCAAGATTTTATCTCCACAAGAGCGCTCAATACAAGGGCAAGATCGTCAGGAGCGATCTTGTTCGCCGGCGCGATGAGCGACGTTTTAAACCATCCACACGCCATGAGCGCGGCGGTCTGTAATTCGCTGCACATCCAGGCGCCAACGCGGTGCGCGGTTGTGCCAAAGAGAAACGCGCCGATGGCAATCTCGTCGTAGGGCGTGCCGATCTGACTCCGAAGCCAAGCAATCCAAATGGCGTCCACGGCGGGCGTAGATGGCAGGTCGACCACAAGCCGGGTTGCCCACGGCTCATAGTCGGCTGGCCGTCTCTGAACGCCCGCCGGAATGTCGCCGATGACATTTGAGCGAGCGTCAATATACGACCCGTCAGGAAGCACGGCCATGCAGTGCGAATAGGTGCCGTGGTCGAACCACTCGATCACCTCTGCCGCTATGGTCGTGCTCCTGACGAATTGTAGCCGCATGGGTATTACGCAGCCTTCAGGATCAGGCGCGCCTCGTCGGCAGACAGGCCGGTGGCCTGCGATGCGGCGACCGTGGCGGACGATGACGCGGTTCCTGCGGTCAGGATGCCCACACCGGCCTCAATGTAGGGCAGCAGGGTGGCCACCGCGTTTAGGACGCTTGTGACAGCGACGGGCAGCGTGAAGCCCGCCAAATCGGCTTGGAGAGCCGTGAAATCGGTGGCGATCTGCAACGCGACCGGCTTGGCGATGTTGGTCTCGACGGTCGTGACGATGCTCGAAGCGGCGTTGGAGATTGAGGCTACGTAGCCCTGCACTTTGGCAACCAGTGCTTGGTCAATGCCCGTTACGCTTTCGATGGCAGTCAGCACGCCGGAAATGCCCGAGCCGACAAGCTGGATGTCGGTCAGCACGACCTGACTGATGTTGGCGCCGGCGGTGCCGAAAATCTTGGCCCACTCGGCTTCGACGAAAGCAAAAAACTGCTGGAAAACGTTCATGGTGATGGTCCTACTTGGTTGGGTTGGAAGGCACGGCGAGGGAAACAGGAATGGGCGGGGCGGCTTTCGGCAGCACCAGCGCGTCGTGCGCGCGGCCTGAGACAATCGCCTCCATGCGCGGTTGGTCGAGCTTGAGCGTGGCAACGGAGGCCGGCGCCATGGCCGCGACCAAGGCCGCGACCTTGCTAATGACCTGCGGAAGCATCACGGTCTCATTGTGCGCGGCGATGATAGCGAGCTCGCTGGTGACGAGGCCCGGCACATGCTCAAGCGCTTGATCAAGTGCATCCTGAGCGGCGGACCAGCCATGTTGCACCAGCCAAGCATTAAGCTGCTTGATGGCCCAGCCAACGACGGCGGCAGCGGCAGCGCTCACATACGGCGTGGCAGTCTGCCAGATCGGGGTAATGTTTGTCGCTACGAGATCGGTCGCCATGCAGGGCTCCTAAACTATATGATCGTTGCGGTGGCTGCTGGCAGCGCGCTGCCGGTCAATACGGCCAGTTTCACGGCGGCGACAAATTGAGCGGCGACCTTGGCAAATGCCAAAAATTCAGCAGTCGTCGGGAAGATCACTGACGCGCCCGTCAAAAGCGGCCAGGACAGATTTGTGGTTTGCCCATTTGTGAACTCCGAATAGGTGCTGATAAACTGCGCCTCGGTAGCGATGTCTTCCTGACCGAACGGAACGCCCGATGCGACTGCATAAGTGCCATTGATAGCCGGCGTTCCGCTGGATGTGATCGTGATGCCATCCGCAAGCAAGGCGGTCGCCTGCTGCGCCAGCGTAAGGGGTGGCGCAGCAGGCGCGGCGGGCGCGGTAAACACGCCTGCCGAATAAGAATAGCCAATGCCTACAACCTGGCTCTCAAGAATTGCAACGGCGGTTGTGCCGGCCGGTGGCTCATAAGGCTGCACACCGTCCCAAACGATGATATTTTCGACAGCGCCGCTCGATGATACGAGAGCATAATTTTGCACGGTCATATATTTCCTTTCAAGAATAATAAACAAATAAAGCGCAACCGGACCCGCCTGAGCCGCCGGTAAGCTGTCCACTCGAGTTATTATTTGATGCTCCGCCGCCGCCAGAGCCGAAGCCTGTAGCCGATAGTCCATTAGAACCATCCGAACCAGCGCCACCGCCTCCATATTGAGAAGAGCCGCCGCTTCCGCCGAAGAGCAACCCATTTATAACAAATCCATTCAGGCCATTGGCTCCGCCTGTATCTTCGGCGCCGCCTGCGCTCGCCCCCCCAGCGGGACCTGCGGCGACAAAATTGTTGCTTGGACCATACTGTAGTCCTCCACCTCCGCCAGCCGCAGAATAAGTGAGGAATGATGTTGCGCCGCCAGCTCCGCCATTTAGACCAAGCACCGGCGAACCGGCTGCACCAATCGTTACTGATGCGCTTTGCGCCACAATGCTTCGACGAACGGTATGAGCGCCAGCGCCGCCGCCTGAGGCCGCACAATAGCTGCTTGATCCTGTAGCCTGGCAACCGCCACCCGCGCCGCCTGCGCCCTGTAAAAACACGTCCATCTTAGTGCAGCCGGCCGGCACCGTGTTGGCTCCCGACGATGTCATAAACTGGTAGCCAAGAAGGCGGCCAGACAGGGGCGACACGCCACCAATAAACGGTGCACTTGGTGCAATTGAGATGTTCCCAGCCACAATTTGGGACTGACCATAATTCACGGTGATCACGTAGAGCGGGACGTAGCCGGTGTCGGTGGCGGGCGTCGTCTGCGTGCCAGTGGTTGCTGCGGCGCCGGCCTTCAGCTGCAACTCGACAGTCTGCGCGCGCGTGGTGTTTTGCGCTACCCCGGTGTTATTCGGCCCCGAGTAGGGTTGCGCTGGGTTGGCGGCGTTCACATAGGGCAGCACTACCGCCGATGTGTCTTGCTCGAGCAAAGTGCCCTCGATCAGGTAGTTGATCGACGTGCCGGCGCCGCCTGGCGCAGTGAGCGTGAAATTGGTCCCTGCTGCCTCTTTGTTGATTCCCATTTTCATCAACGGCGAGGCATCGGCCCCGAGCGAACCAAAGCTGGTCGCCTCAATTGTGCTGGGCATCCAGATCGCGCCCTCGCCGACGTTCACTGTCATGCTTGCCGGCGTTGAAGGTGTGCACGCCAAGCCGACAACCCCGGTCGCGGTCCCCATCACGGCTTGAATAACCCAGCCGAGCGCGATCATCGCATCTTGCTGCGGCGTCAGAATATCGGTGTCCTGCGGGATTGAACCCGGATAAACGATGCGGCGATCCATAGATGAGCCTTTACTAAGCTGGGTTGTCGATTTTGGTCCAAGCGATCACGCCCGCGGCAACTATGCCTGCAATGGTCGCGTAGATTTCGGCGTCCATCACCTGCGTTCCGGCGTCGGAAATGGTCGTGTATTCGATAGCGCCTGTGCAGTAGCCCCCGGGCGCATACGTGTTGCCGGTCAGAGTACCGTAGCCGCCGACGTTCGCGACGCCTCCCTCGATCTGCCTATATGCAGTGATAAAAACTTGCGCGTGCAGCGCGAGTGAACCGTAGCCGCCGGCGACCCCGTATCCCAGATTTCCAAAACCATAAGCGCCGGTGTCGCCGGCATTGAATGGCTCGAAGATTGCCGGAGCGGTGCCGGTGAGGTTCACAAGAGCATCAATTACCGCAGCGCGCGTGGCTTTGGGGGCCAGAAGGTTGGCGCGGATGCGCGTGGAAAAAGCGGCATCGGGTTCGTTGGCGTTGCGCGTTATATTTGGCCCGAAATAGTCACTAGCGGCGAGATCGAGAAACACGTCGGTCGCTGTGGCAATGCGCGTTTGGTTCTGCGCATAGACGATCAGCGAGTAGATGAATGACAAAGCCCATGCTGAGCCTGAAAGAAGCCCGTCTAGAATAGGCGTGGCGCTTTTTGATGCACTCCCGCTCGTCGCCGGAAACCAACCGCCTGGCAGAAGCCCTTTCAGCCGGGCCAGCATGTCGCTTTGCGAACCGGTCGTCATCAGCTTACCGTGATCGTGCCAGCGCGAACGACCTGCGAGGAACCGCCACCCAGGTCCGCCGTTCCGCCGTTGACCAACAGCGAAGTGACGTTACTGATGCCGACGCTTGAGTCATAGATGACCTGCAAAAGTCTTGAATAAGGCAGAGACGAACCCATCGGCAATGCGCCGATATAATCCGCAACAGCCGATTGCACACCTGCGATGATGTTTGCTTTTACGATACCCGTTGACACCGAAAGAGTGAAAGAGATGTTTGCAACAATCTCCGATGGCCCTTGCACCGCATAGGCGATGCCCAGGGCGCGGGAGGCATTGACGGCCGCAGATATTGTCGAGAGCGTCGTTGACGGCGGGGCGCCAGAGCCGTCGTCAGCATAGAGTGTGAATGAGCCAGGCGTATAAACGCCAGCCGGATTATAGAACTCGTCAATGCTCGCGGTGATATTCTGCGATATCGACGTGGCCGCATACAGCACCGCTGCTGGCGTCGCCTGAGATCGGGTATTGATGTAATTTATGAAACGCGCCTTGAACGCCGTGTCGGTCTCGGCATTTTCGCCGTTGGTAAAGGCTACCGCATTGTTGACGGTATCAATAAAAGGAATCGTGCCGGCGATCAGATTGATCGCGCCCGCGACGACGTTCCCACCTGAGCCCGCAACCGCGGCGATGACCGCTACCGAAACGCTCGATGTGCCGGACGGGATCAAGTACCCGGCCAGCGACGCGCTGTAGTACGTGTTCGTCGTATCGACGACCACGTTGAAGGTCTCGGTGCCGTCAGCGGTGCGCACCTGCGCTCCGATCGGTACCAGCGCCGAATTGGTCGCGGTAAAGCGGGCAAACGTGACCGTGCCTGTGGCCGCCGTCGCGGGCAGGCGCGTAAAGCCAAAATCGGCGCCGAACGTATCGCACTGGCTGCCGCTGCTGGTCGCCAGACGTGTCGCCTGCAAGACGAGCAGGACTAGGAATTGCAGCCACAGAGCGATGCCCGCGACGGCTTCAAGCATCGCGCGAATTGCCGACCCCACGGTGAGATCGACGAGCGTGCTGCACGCGCCCTGGACCGCCGCGGCCATGTTTTGGACCATGGTGGTGAAATTCTGCAATGGGAGCATGGCCTACACCTCGAAAGTCAGAAGCTGCACCGTGTTGGTGGCGGCGTCCGTGTAATTGATGGTGACCGAGACATTCCCCGTCAGATCTTGTGTGGCGGTGATAACGGGTGCGGGCGTGGTCGCGACATCGGCTTCTGCAAAGAGCTGCGAGCGAATAGCGTTTTGAATGGAGAGCAGATTGGGATTTTGCCCTACTTGTTGCCGCAGTCCTGCGCCGTAGGGCAAGTTCCAGAGATAATCGCCTTGATTGGTCAGCAGCCGGCGCAGGATGCGCTGCTGCACCGCTGTGTCACCCGACACCAAAAGCAGATCGCCCGTGGCGCTCAGCTGAAGGTCGTTGCCAAAGATGTGTGCCGCGTCGGTCATCAGGAGGTTTTGACTTTACCTTTTTGAGCATCGCCAACGGCGCGCGCGTCGGTGTCGGCGACAACCTCAATTTCAAAATTTACGATTTCCAAAACCGCGCGGTTCATCTGGTTTGGAAAAATTTCTATTTTGCATGAAACGACAAAAATATCTTTTATCTCAGCGCCATTTGCATCAAAAAACCTTGTTGTATTTGCGTGACCGTTACTTACAATTTTAATTTTTTTGTTCATAACTTTCATAACTTGTTTTCTCAGGTTCCTGTTATCGGGGCACTGGTCGGCGTGCCCGGGCTTTCGCTGGTGTGCTCATGGTTAAGAAGGCTGATGTTCCGGCCGCCTCCGCCAGCCACCATGTCGCCGGTCGAGGTGATTGAGCCGGTCACGGTGACGTTGCCGGTGATCTGCACGCCAGCTGGCGCGTTCATCACAATGGCGCCGGAGGTCACCAGCTTAATTGATGCGCCGGTGACGTGAACGAGCCACATCTCACCGGAGACACCCGCCGGCGGCGGCTGAACCTGAGAGAACACCCGGCCGGAGATGATCAAGTTATTTGCATCGCCGTCGTGCGGCACGACAGTGACTTGGTCGCCTATGTTAGGCGGGCAAATCAAGCCCCAGCCGTTTCCCACCCATTCCGTCGTGATCGGCAGCCAGCCGGTCAAAGTGCCGTCCGGCTGCAAAGCCACCTTGGCTGTGTACGTGTTCGGGTCAACGCTCTTCACAACAGCAAGGCGATTTTGCCCCATCTGCTTGTTCATGGATGCGGCCGTGCGCTTCATGTGCCCGGTCCACCCACGGCCGTGATGCTTGAGACCACCGCGCTCGGCGTCGGCGGTACATTCCGGGCAGTGACAGCCATCCCGAAACCACCGCTCATGGAGATCTGCATGTCAATGCGGTCCGGGTAATAGCTGGTGTCGAAGGCGGTCCCGGTGCCCGAGAGCACGATCAGTTTGCGCGGCGTCAAAACCGTGTCACCCGGCAGGTCAAACTGGACCGTGCGCAGGTGGCGGGTGATATCCGCATAGCGCTGGTTAGCCAGCGCGATCGCCTGCTGTGGCGTAAGGTTCGGCGCATAGAAAACGTAATTCTGGCCGCCAGGCGCGACCTTGCCGGCATATTGCGGGTCTGAGGTTGTCGCCTTGATCGACTTGCCTGTTAGGCTGTTGTACGATTTCACGGTCACTGACACGCCTTTGGCGAGGGTCAAAGCGTGCTGTAGCGACAAGCCGATGACGTTGCTGTTCGGCACCCCGTTGGCGCCCATTGTCCAGCTGATATTGTAGGCCTGCTCGCTGGTCGCCGGCGGCTGGAAATACAGAGACGTGCCTGACACGAAAAGGTCAAACCCCTCCTGCTGCGCGAGATACACCAGCAAATCCCACTCTGTGATGTCCTGGGAAAACGCTCCGAGCCCGGTGTGTGTGGTGTCGATCTGGTAGTAGGTGCCGACGATCGTTTGGGTTGCGGTCACGACCGGCGTCAGACCCACCTGCTGCGCCAGCATCGTGGCGATTTCGCTGCTGGTCTGGTTTGAATAGGTGTTGGCGGTTTTCGTGTCGATCAGCTGCGCCGCCAAGTCGCGGCCGTTGACCGTGACGGTGCTGCTGTCGAGCAGGATTTCGTAATCGTCCACCACGCCGGTCATCAGCGTCTGCCAAGCCACGGTGCCGTTGACGAGCATGCCGGCCTGGATGACGGCCGTGACCTTGGTCTGCGTGCTCCACCAAGCGGCGTTCGTGGTGTATTCAGTGCCGACATCCGCCTCAAAGGTGAATTTGGAGGCCTGAAAGTCGTTCGCCAGGGAAAGCGAGACGCCGATCAAGCCCTGCATCACCACGCCGTTGAGCAGCACCTGCACCCGCGGCGCGCGCACTGTACCAGGCGTCACGGGGCCGCTCGCGGTTTGACTCATTGCGGCGGCACGCCTCCGGTCTGCGTTTCGTCAACGTCTGGAATAACAAGGGTCATGGCGGTATTCGGCAAAAACGGGTCGGTGAGACCGTTTTGCAAGGCGATGCGTGTCCACTGTGTGGCGTCGCCGAGATATTCAGCCGCCAGCGCATAGAGGTTGCCGCCGGCCACATTGATTGTTTTCATCAGGCGCTCGCGTTTGAGAGGTTGGTTTGCAAGCGGCTTAGATAGCCGCTCGCGGTGACGAGGTTTGAAAGATTTCCGGCGGCAGAGACCGCACCGGCCATGTTTTGGACTGCGGCAAACGTCGCCTGATACCCCGCGCCGGTGCCGAGGATGCCCGTGGCCCCCGTGAGCGCGGCAATGGTGGAACCTGCGGCAGTTATGCCGGTGCCGATAGCCACCTGGGCCGTCGTGACTAGGCCCTGGGCGGCATTATAGGCCGTAGTGCCCAGCTCGGTCGCACCAGATACCAGAACACCCGCCTGCGCGGCCGCAACGGCGATTGAGGCCGCGCCCGAGGCGCTTGGCACATAGGCCGCTACCATCTCGGCGTCAGCCGATATCTGCTGGAAGGTAGAGGCGATCGGGTTTGCAGGCTGGGCGGCGTTGTCGGCCATCACCTCGTAGGTGATCGTGTACTCGACGTAATTTGTCCGGCGGTATTTGCCGGTGAATTCCGAGACGACGCCGGTGTAAGACATGGTGCCAAACGCCAGCGTGACATTTTGGCCGGACGCGCGTATGGCGTCGAGCTCGAGCATCCGCGATTCTGCGGTAGGCCCAAGCATGATTCCCCGCCAAGTCAGGGCGGCATCGTCGCGGCCCATGGCGTCGATGACGCGCTGGCCGCCGACGTATTTTTTGATCGCGAGCGAATGCTTGCCGCCGATCTCAATAAAATCGGGCACCTCCATGCTCTGGAAGGAGAACGAGCCAAGAGTGACGAGACCTGATCCGCCAAACAAAACATTCACGGTCGTGAGCGCGCCCCCGACGGCGCTGAGAAGGCCACTCATCAGATAGCCAGCGCCGCGCTGCCGGAAGGTTCGGCGCGCAAGTTAAAGCCTGTGGTGCCCGTATTGGGGGCGTTGGTGTCGCGCGTCAGCCGGGCGATCGTTGCGCGCGAGAGGTCGGACGCATTCACGATGTGCACCGCGAGCGCACCGTTGACGAACATCAGGTCGGCAGCGCCTGGTTGGGTTGGCACGTTATAGGCCGCTGGCGACACCGGGTACTGAGGCGCGCGGGTAGGCGGCGGCGGCACTGTGTAAGCTGCCGGTGTCGCAGGGTATTGCGGCGCTTTGATCATGCGTTGCGGCACGCGATAGGCGTCCGGCACGAAATTGACGCCGCCAGAAGGGTCATTAAGCGGATTATTCGGGCTCGTCGACCAGCCTTTGAACCATTTCTCAATTTTGGGCAGCGCGTCGTAAAGCACGGTGAATGCCGTCGCCACTCCGATGATGCCAGCGGCGACCAGCGCCAGCGTGCCGCCGGAGCCAATCATGCCCGCCAGCGCGCCGGCCACCGCAATGGCGCCGAGCGTGGTCAGCGCAACGCCAAGGCCGATCAGCATGTCATCAATGATTTTGGCGTATGTTGGATGCGCGCCAACCCACTGGGTAAAGTCGCGGATGCCGGTTGAGATAGTGTTGAGGACTTTCACCGCAGTCTGCGCGGCAGGCACGCCGAGCACCTGCCAAAGTCCCCACATTGCATTTTCAAAATTTTGCTCCGCGCCAGTCAGGCTCTGCATGGCCGCGTCATACTGGCTGATCTTCGCCGCCTGCTTGATGCCGACGACATCCTTTGCGTTCTGAACCGAGTTTCCAACCAGATCTGACAAAAACCTTACGGTGGTGTTTGCTAGCCCGCTCTGGGCGAGCACGGTCAGCATGTCTTTCAACGTGCCGTTCGGGCCTACGATCTTTTTGAGAGCCGGCAGGAGGTACTGGTTCGACCAAACTTGTGGATCTGGCATATCCGCAGCTCCAGCAATCGCACCCGGGTCTAGCTTGGCGTAGCCGGACATCCCCTTGTGTACGCTATTGGGATTGAGCAGACCGAGGCGCTCAAGCCACGACGTGCCGCGGGTCGTCATCACGCCACCGACAAAGGCCTTGTCGAAAGCCGTCAGCGCAGTACCGGCCTTCTGACCGCCCATCGCCTGGATGACCGGCACCATGTCCATCAGGCCCTGCGTGCTGAGCAGCTTGCCCGATGCCAGCGCCTGCTGCGCGAAGCCGAGAAGGCTTTGCGTGTCCACCCGGCCGTTGGTGCCCGAGATGATGGCGTCAATCATGTTCGCCATCTGCGCGGCGCGCTGCGGGTCCATCTGGCGCGTCTTGGCGTTCACGGTGTAGCCTAGCCGGTCCTCGATCAGGGCGATATCGTAGGCCGACTGCTCGGCCCCCTTGCCGGTCATCAGGCCGGCGGCAATGCCGGCTTTCATCATCGTCGGCGCCAGCCCGAGCGCGTCGGACAGATTGTTGACACCGAACACGGTGCGCAGATCGGCGACCAGCTTAAGGTTGTCCGAGTATTTGGACCCGGCAATGGCCACCATGTTCATGGCGGTGGCCATTTCTTTGTGCAGGTCGACCAGCGACGTGCCGTTGGCCAACATGCGCTGCTGCTGGTCGAGCACCTCGCCGCCGGCTTCGGCCAAGCTGGAAAAGGCTTTGATCATCGCCCCACCGGCAAAAGCTACGCCCGCACCGACGACGGCCAGCTTCATGCGGTCGAACTTGCCCTGCGTCAGGTCAACGGCGGCGCCCAGGCCGAGCACGTCGCGTTGGATCAGCTTCAGAACGGAGCTCACCCCGTTCTGCATCGCGATCCTGACGCTGATGTCGTACACGTTGGGCAAGCTCAAACATCCTTAAAGTTCGCGTTGTGCGTGGAGCGTGCTATGTCGGCGCATGGTGAAAACCATCCGCCCTGACGGATCGCTTGATCCCGAATCAGACTTTGCCGACGATGGCGCTTCGTTTCGCGTGAGGCGCGATGCTTACTTAAGCCGTCGGAGACCCCGCAATATGCGGCAGGCCGCCATACAAGGCGGGCGCATAGTGCTGTGGCTGTGGATAACGCTACTTTCGCTGTTCGTCGGCGTTATTCTCGGCGGAATAATTTGCTGCTTTAGCGGTCTATGACCGGAATCGCGCCTTTGTGCACTTGCTCTCCTGTAAGTGCGCCATAGACGCTCTCGCCTATTACCTTCACCACCTCGTCTGCCTTACGAAACAGCGCACCGCCGAGAATTGATCGAGGGGGCATGTTTTGCGTGCCGAGTTCCTGATACCGGAGCACCTCGTTATTCGACCCTATTTCGGCTTCGGTCTTAAAGCCGCTCACAGTCACGGTATGCTCAATGCTGTCGCGCATGGTGCCGTCGCGCAGCTCAGGTTCATTTTCCGAGTAGCCCTGCTTTACGCGGTCATCCTTGGTGAAGTCGGACAACTCTGCCCATGCAACAAATGGCCCGCTTTGACCCTGATAAACGCCCAGAGAGTTTTTTGCTTCTTTTTCGACGATCTGAGCAGCTTCTTCGAGAGCGTGCCGCGCCTCTGTGTCGGCGACAACAACAATTTCGGCCATTTTTGCTGCAAAACCTGCCAAGCTCAACGTGCTCATGGCGTTCGCCGCTCCCAGCTTAAGGTGTCAAAATCGAATTTTGCGCCCTCGAACCCAGCAAGAATGACCATGTAGGCAAGCGCCTCGTGTTCAGGCAAGCTGAAGGCAACGTCGAAGGGGACGTTCTTGCTGACCAGGAAAAGCCTGTGCTGCAGCAAAACGTCCCCTGCTAGTTTTTTGCGATTTCGCCCGCGTTGGCCTGCTTGTCGCCGATCTCTGAGAACTTCATCTGAACGGCCTGCCAACCGCTCCATCCGAGGCGATCGATGATAAATTCGATACCGGCCTCGTTTTGCGGGAACGGCATCGGCGTGCCTTCGATCGATCGCACGGAGGCGGCCATAAGCGCGTCCACCATGTAGCCCGGATTGTCGGTGAATTTGCCGATCACCTTTTTGAACCGGAATTGCTCAACCGGGCTGAGCACGCGAACGGAGATGGGCTTGCCATCGGCTTCGATGGTGAATTCCGGCGGCTGCGAGGCGGCAATGACTGCCTGGGTCGGGGTTTCCATCATTAGGTTACCACCCGGGTCTGTGCGAAGGCCTCGATGCTCATCTTGACCGGATTGTCGACCGAGATGTCACCGCCATTCGCCAATTTCAGCGACGCGCCGATATACTGGTATGTCGTCACGCCGCCTGTCGGCTCGGTGACGTAAAGCCAGATAGAAGCCGCCGCATTGGTCCCGCCATCAGGCGTGCCGCCGGCCCACCATCCAGCCTCGATCTGGCTGAACAGCTGGTCAACACCCGACCCAGAACGGTCGAAATCCATCGTGACGCGCCAGCCCTTTGGCAGGTTGCGCTCAATCGGATATGTGTTCAGCGGGTCCGACCGCGGCGAATTATATTCTGGCATCACCTTGATCGTGGTGAGCAGCGGCATCGTGATGTTGGAACCATACGGCGAGGTCAGGACGAGATTGCAGTCCTTACCGACAGTGAAAGTCGAGGGGGTCGCCATGTCAAAAGCCTCCGAGAAATAGGGGCGCGGGCCGCGCTGCGCCGCGAGGAAAAGTCAGGCGCGCGCTTATCAGCCGGGCTGCACGACGGTGCTGCCGCCCTGCAGGGACACGATGAATATCTTGTTGATACCCTCGTAAGTGACGTTGACGTTCGCCTGGACGATGCCGATGGCCGTCTGGCTCTGCGGGTTGTTCGCCGCGTTGCACTGAACGGTGAACGGCAGCGCCGACTGGCCCTGCGAATTGGTGACCATCGCCAATAGCCCCTGCTGGAGCATCCCCTGGAAAAAATTCGTCAGGGTCGCCGAGATGTTGTTGAATAGCGCCGGCGTGATCGGCTGGCCGACATAGCGCCCCATGCCCGCCGCCAGGGTGGCGGAGATGTAGTTGGTCATGCGCGTATAGCTGTCATCGTTCAGGCCCGCCTGCGCCGACGTGTTGAAGCCGCCCCGTACACCCCAATTCGCGCCGGCCGGGATCGGGTTGGTGATCACATCGAAAGACGGCGCCGAGCCGCTGCCGAAGATAACCTGCAGGTCGGCCGGGGCGTAAGTCTGCGCCTGCGCCGAGCCAGGCTGGCCGCTCTGCTGCGAACCGATAACGCCGTACACCGGTTTGTTGCAGGACGATTGGTTCGGCGCGAGGTTCGAGAGCAGTCCGGCCGCGAAGGCCTGCGGGCTGACCAAGCGGGTGACCTGGTTGGTGGCGTCGGCCCAATAGAGCCAGTCGCCGAACATAACCTTTAGGCTGGTGTTGGAAGCGCCAGTGCCAACCAGCGCGGTCTGCTGCGTGGTCTCGGTGGCTGACGGCGTTCCCGTCGAGGCCGTCATGGCGGCGATCATGTAGATGCCATTTGCTTGGCCAAAGGAGGCCTGCGTGGTGAAGCTGGTGGTGTCGGTCAGATCGGCCAACATGCCGATTGAGCAGTTCAGGCCCTGCAGCGCGTACATGCCGGTCGCCGGTGCGGTGTTCGCGCCCACGAGCGTGGCGGTGATGACGGTCGTAACGCCATCGGTGCCGCCGGTGAGCGTCGTGGTGCCTACGGTCGGTGCCGAAGTACCAGCGCCTGCCACCGCCTTAACGATGGGCGAGGGGCCGACGAGCGCGGCTGGCACGCCGTTATTGATGGCCGCCGCCAGCGCCAGCCAGAAGGCGTTGCCGGTTCCAGAGATGTTCGGGAAGGTTTGCGCCTGGCCGGTTGCCGGCAGCGCGATCGTCACATTGTACGAGCTTGCGATCGGGGAGGCCGCAATCGTGACGGTGATCTGATTGCCGAGCGTGCCTGTGTAAAGCGCCGTGATGGTAATGCCGCTGGTGCCCAGCGATGCGGATGCCGGAACGTCCGAGCCGTCGGTGACGCGCACGCATCGGAAATTCTGGGCGCCCTGCTGCGTTGCGATGGCGACGGCGGTGCCTAGGTCATACGTGCGAGCTTTCACAGGGCCGAAATTCTGCGCGTATTGCGCCGGCGAGCCGATGACGACCGGTTTGTTGACCGGGCCCCAGGAGGCGGTGCCGACGATGCCGAGCACGTTCGTCGGCACGCCGTTGAGTGCGGCGATGGCGGGCGAGAGTACCTGCACATAAAGGTCGGGCACAACCAGCGCGGTCGTGTTCAGCGCGTTGCCATAGCTAATTTGGGCCATTTATCGAGCTTTCATGCGAGGTTCAGAGAAAGGCGGGATCAATGTCGTCGCCTACGGAAACAGCCGGCCCGGTCTGGGCTTGGCAAAGCACTTCGAAGAGCATCGCGCCGATGGCGGATGAGGTGTAGGCAATCGAAAATTCGTAGTCGCACAGCAAATCGCGCCTCCATTCGTCGGCGTGGTTTGGCAAGTCATCCGGCCCTGCTTCCTGTTGGTGCATCTGCGTCGCCACCGAGCCGTCAGGCATTGCCAACCGAAAACCAAGATAAGTCACCGCAGCAGGTATCTGTGCAAAAATCGCGTCACGCAGGCCCGGCGTCGGTGTCCATACCGAAATTCGAAACATCGCACGCTGCCGGCCGACATTTGTGGTCGTGCTGCCCGTCGCCACAATACGCGCTGCCGGCGTGCCGCCTGTGGCACGCAGGGTCACTACCGCGCCTGTTGCCGAAGCCGACGGGATCAGCCCCGCCAGAGCGGCGGCGATCGTGCCAAGCGTGTCGCCAGACTTTACGAGGTAGGGATACCAAATGCCCGCCGATTGAATTGCAAGCGCCTGCCCGACAGATACCGCACCCGCCAGCGTGACCGTATTGCCCGAAATCGTTGCCGTGATCGTCGGTGCTCCGCACAAGATTTCGGCATTCCAAAAATACCGCGTGGAGTCGCGCGACATGCCCTTGTCGGCATGAATCGAAACCAAGGCACTATTGTTCGCCACTGCCGAGGCGACTTGGGCCTCTGTCGGCCAACCTCGCATCAGCGTAACCGTCTCGACAACCGAAGATGGCTGCGCGGTGCCGTTCGGATAAAAAATCCCACTCAGCAGCGCCGCGAGGGCCTGCTCGACGTCCGCGCTGTCTGCCACCGCCTCAACCTTGCTTCCACATATCGACGGTCAGGCGCCAGCCGAGCGCGGTAAGCTCCGCCGCCGAGACGGCATATTGATTGCCCAGATCGTCGGTCACGATGTCGTTGACAAAAAGCGTCACCGGAACGCTAACCGGCAGCAACACATTCATCGTGCCGAGCTTGGAATCGTTGGGCATCTGCATGGCATTGGCCGCGCCCTTCGAGCCCATGTTCATGATAGCCGCCGGCCAGCTGGTGATAACCGGCGTATCATCGGCCTGCACGTTGCCGCCATATTGTGTTTGCAGCCCTGGCGAAACTTCCGATTGCATGCGGGAGATCGTAACGGTGCGGTTGGCCTGCACGAACATCCCAGGCGAGAAGCGCTCGATATCGCAGACAAAAAACGTACCCAGCAACCCCACGAGGTAGTCACCCGGGTTGAGAACGGAGATATCGACCACGCCGTAGAAAAAAGGCTTGCCGTAGGTCTGCCCGCGGGCAAATTTTAGCGCCGGGTCGGCGCCAAACTGCGCCTGCAGGAAACCGAGCAAATTTGCCGGGGCGATCGGCGCGCCAGTGCCATACGCTCGATATTGCTCGTAAGGATCACCAATCTGGCGCGCGGCGATCGCGCCGCCGTAGTTGATTTTCGCCTGGATGAACGCCCCGGTCGCCATTACGAGCGCGCGACCATGTTGCCACCGCCGATGGCCGGGCCAGGCGGTACGTTGAGCAGCTCGCACAGCCGGCGACGGTAATAATTGAACAGCGCGCGCCTTTCAGCAACCTCCGTTTTATTGTGCTTCCACACCGAGGCTGCGTCTGTGTCGAGATTCTGTACGGCTGCGGAAATGCCGGTGTCGAGGCCGGGCAGAAGCGTCAAAATCGTAATAATGTTGGCCTGTTCGGAAAGCGTTACCAACAGCAGCTGCTCGTCGAGCGTTGCCATACCCGCCCCGCCCAGAATATAGCCGTAAGCAGCATACGAACCGTACCCGCAATACATGCGGATAGCGGCTACCTGCGCGCCTGAAAAAAGGCCGATCCCGGTTATTGAGCCGGACGGACCGAGAATTTCGCTCATTTGGCCGGTGTGGAAACTTTAAGCAAATCCAGCTCGGCCGACGGTTTTTTGTCGTCGGCCGAGTAAAGCTCGTCCTTCTTGGCATCGTAATCGCTTTTGTTGATGAGCACGCCGGCCGGATGTCCGGCGCGCTTCACCAGCACGGTTTTCGGGTGCTGAGCCATAACCGAAGCCTTTCAGGTTTTGGATAGAAGGTCGCGCGCTTTAGCCGGCGATGCGACACGCCAGGGCCGGCCGGATCGCCCCGACGCCCCAAAGCGCGCTGTAAGCGACGCGTGCCCGGTGATACTCGTCGCGGATTTCCATGGTCATGGAGACGCCCGAGACGGGATCGGTCATCGTCATGCGCATGTCGGGATCTTTGCCCCCGATATGCGCGGTCTCCGGCCGCATAGCGAAACCAAAGGCCTGGCGGTGGAACGCCATGTTGACCGTATGGCTTGCCATCAGCGTGATCGCCACCGGCGAACCGCCGATCGCGACCTGCTTGGACGGAAAAATGTTCAGCACGCCGCTTGCGGACGCGCCCAGGGGTGCAGCCACCACGCCGCCCGCCTGCACTGCGTAGGTCTGGCTGTCGCCGGCAAACATCACGATGTCGCCCACGTTCGGCGCAAAAGCAGCGCCAGCGGCAGTCGATACGGCGATGGCGAACAGCCCGGCGGCCTGCGTGGCGCCAGCAGTGACCGTGCCGGTCAGCGTGCCAGCGGTCTGAAAACCGGTCACGGCACCGCCGCCGACTGCGTTGCCGATCTGCTGATCCTCGTACCAATCGAAACCGAACTTGCGGCGGATCACGCCGTCGTCAACCGCATTGGTGTCGCCAGCCTGCAGGAACTGCCCGAAATTGGGCAGCGCGAGCGCGGCACCATAGGCGTTCGGCCCGAGCACGATGGCACGGTCGGTCACCGGCGCCAGATTCTTCGACAGGATCGTACGCGCCGCGATGGCTTCAATCGGCGTGCCCTCTGAGAAGGTGAACGGGGTCGTGCCCGCAGTGCCGACGAAGTTGCCGACATTGGTGTAAAGCCCGATGATTGAAGCGTTGATCGTTGCTGCCAGCGACTGCAGTGCCGAGGAAAGCTGGATCGGCACGATGCCGGCCACAACCTGTGCATATTCCTTATTCGTCAAGGTGAACGCCGATTCCTCCCAATAATCCAGCGGGATCGTCGCGGTGGTCGGCGCGATATTCTGCGGGTCCGGCGCATACGCGGCCGGCACAATGGTGGTCGACGTCATATTGCTCGGCAGCGGAATCTGGATTACCTCGCCCTTCTGGCGAACTTCATCGCCAAAATCTGAAGTCACCAGTTTCGGCATGACGAGGTTGGAGCGCAGAGCGTCGAAGCCCTGCGCGAAAAGGGTCGGGATTACCGACGTCAGGGTGTTGTTCACGGCCATGTTATGTTCCTAAGTTGGCTGTTGAGAGGGTTGCGCGGGCTCGGCCAGCGTTAGAAAAAAACAGACCGCTATCGGTTCGACCGACAGCCGGTTTTAATCGACGACTTGAACGCGCCCGCTGGCGATTTCTTTCACGTTCGCCAGGAATGCCTTGGTATCCGAGCGGCGAATTGTCTTGACACCTGCCCCGGCGGCGGCACTGCCGCCAGCGCCGCGCGCGCCGCCGCCCTGAGAGGGCTCAAACAGATGCGGTGCGCGCTCAACCAAGCTCGCCACCCACTCCTCGGTGCCCATCACATCGCCGCTCTTACCGAAAATCTGCTTGTCGCCATCCATTGGTACGGCCTTGCCGTCCACCAGCCGGAAAGTCTGACGGCCGCGGAGCAGCACGTCTTCGAGCGCTGATGGGCGCACGCCGGCCTTGGCCGCTGCATCGCGGATCGAACCGTCGATCAACAGGCTTTCCAGCTGCTGCTGCAGCGTTTTGTTCTGTATGTCGCTGGCTTTTAGCTTGTTCTCATAGTCTGTTCGCATTGTGCCGGTACGCTCCGCCACCAGCTCGTCGACCTTACCGGCCTCGATCAGCTGCTTGTCGCGCATCTTGTTGGCCTCGGCCGCCAGCTTCCGTGCGACGTCCGGGTCGATGCCCTCAAAACGCTTTGCAAGTTCCTCTTTTTCGCTGAACAACCGGCGATTGTTTTCGCGAAACTCGTCAAGCTTGTCTTTCGACACCAGACCTTCGACGGTCAGGTGATATTTTCCTTCTTTTTCGGCGTAAAAACCGCGCACGGCCTCGGGCACAGCATCGATGGAATCAACAACGGCCTTGAGTGTCATTTGTCCCTCGGGGTGTTTGCCGGCGGCTCAGCCACCGGCTGTTTGGCGGCGTCAACCAACACCTTGTTGGCAGCAGCCTTCGCGGCACTCAGCTTTGCAGCCTCGGTGCCGAGATCTGTGTCAGGCGGAAGCATGTTCGCCTGATCCAAATTGAACAGAAACGTCTCGATCGACATCGCGCCCGCTTGGTACGCCTGCACCATGCCGACCAGCGTCTGCGGATCTATTTTCTCGTCGATAAAGTCGCGGTTCAGGTGCAGCATAATATCGCCGCTTTCGCGCACCCAATCGGCGGCATATTGCAGCGCTCCTTTCAGGCTCTCCTCAACCGAAGAAACAACGCCCATAAGCAGCGAATTTTCAGAACTCGTCCGGATGCGCGCCGTTTCCGCCGCCTCCACCCCTTTTTTGCCGCCGGCAAACACTGCGGCACCCAGCACCGCCATTTGCTGTTCAGCGTCCTCGATCCCTTTTTCCAGTGAGCCCAGCCCTGCGCCGGTGAATTCGGCATACCCGACCTTGCTGTTCACATCGCTCAGTTTGATTACCGCGCCGGCGCCAACCACCACTTTATCGTCGTCGGCGGCGCCGGTAATGTAGAGCGTCGGCAGCGCCGTGAAATGCCGCCCATGCGCCAAATCCGCCGCCATCCGGTAATGATGGATTGACACATTCACCAAACCCAACAGCGGAGGCTTTGAAATCGCGGCGCTCTGCCCCACCGGAGAGAGCCAAAACCACGGCAGCCGGTTCATCGGCTGGCCAAATGTCACCGGCACAATCGTCTCGACCACGCCAAAATCGCCGCTCGCTTTGCCCGCCTCGCGGCGCCACAGCCGCACAACATACGATCCGCCCTCAAGCACCAACTCGCGGATCTGCGCGACGCTCGTCAGCGAATATTCATCATCCGCAGCTGGCTCGAAAAACTCCTCTAGCAGGACAATCCAATTATCCGACCAGTTCAAAATGCTCTCGGCGGCGTAAAACGTCAGATATGGCCGCTGCTTCGTGGCGTCGTACTCCACCAGCACGCCGCCACGCCCCAGCAGAATCGTTTCTCCGCACAGTTTCTTTTTGAACTCTGACAGCCCGACGCCGTCGGCCGTCAAATCCGCCAACAGGGCCGCCACCTTACCCGGCAACTGAACCTGATCGTCTTTGCGGGAAATCGCCCCCACAAACCCATCGACCGTCCGGCTGACAGACTCGTAATACGGGGCTCGGTTCTTGTAAGCCGCATATCCCGCAGCATCCTGTGTGGGGTCGACCTTCGGCAAATACGTTTCGCCGGCGGCTTTCACCGCATCCTCGCCCTCGTAAGCGTCCCGGCACCGCTTCCATCGAGGCATGTTGGCTCGATAAAGCGGATGGGGCGTCTCAATCGGCAACTCTCAATACCCCAATCGTTGAATTCTCGCTCGCCCGGTCGTCGAGATTGCGCTGTACCCGTCCGCCGAGGCGTCCACCTGGTCGTCAAACTGCCCAGCCGGAAACGAACAGAGCTCATCCACATACGCCGCATTCCACGGGCCCTGGACCAGCGTCACATTTCCAACATTCCACTGGCTCGCGAACGGCGCCGCCCGTGTCGACTTGTCCCCCGTCGGCCGGATTGCCTTAACCGTAAAACCCGACAACGCCCCGACCAAGTCCTGCACTTGTGCCACACCAGCTTGCCCCGGATCTTGCGGCAAAGTGACAACCACGTGTCGCCCATCGGCGCGCGCCGTGTCCCGGATGCGCTGCTTAACCTCAGCCGGCCCACCCCGAAACCGCACCACATCGGCAACCACAATCCGGCCTTCGACCATTCCCAGCAGTATGCCAGCAGTCCAATCGGGATTGCGCGCCGACGTCTTCGCCGTCGCCGCTAAATCCCAGGCCCTTACCCAACGTCCCGCCGCCGGTCGCGCCAGCAGTACGGGCGGCATCTTCGCCCGCTCGAACAGCGCACCTTCACCCGGTAAAGGATTGCCCTGATACAGCGCGTTCCAAACCCGCATCATGCCATTCTTCTGCAGGTCGGCTTTGGCCTCTCGTAAAATCTGCCCGTAATCGTATTCTGGGTCGTCGTCCCAAAGCATCGCGCCGGGCTCGCGCCCCAAAGGGTCGTCTTCCCCGGCTTCAGCCGGCAGGTGCACCAATTCCCAGCGCTCGCGGTCAGACGCCAACAGGCGCCCCGCCAAATCGTCTTGATGCCAGCGGGTCATCACCACAATCACCGCGCCACCGCGCTCCTCGGGCCGGGTCGCTGTCGCCTTCTTGCCAGCCTTCAAACGGCTGCTCACCGCCGAAAAGTACCATTTGAAAACGTCGTCGCGCTTCTTCTCGCTATCGACGTCAGTTTCGTTCTTCACCGGGTCGTCAATGATCATCAGATCAGCACGAAAACCCGTGATTGGCCCGTCAACACCAGCCGCAAGAACCTCGCCGCCATTGTCCGTGTTCCACCGCGCCACTGCATGACTGTCAGCACGGATGCCCAGCCAATGCCCCTTATCCTGCACCCGCGCATTCATCTTGCCGTTATTCGATTCCGCCAAAGCAGCCGAATAACTCGCCAAAATCACCTTGCGGTTGCGCCGGCGCGCCATAAACCACGCCGGAAACAAAATCGAGCAATACCGCGTTTTTGCCGAGCCAGGCGGCATAATGACCATCAAACGGGCAATCTCTCCCCGCTCCAAAGCCATCAGTTTCTTGTTCAAAAGCCTATGATGCGTACCAGGACGCTCGCCATCCTCCTCCTGCGCAAGCTGACCCCATACCCCAAGGTCGCGAAGCGCCAACTGACGAAGTGCCAACGTCTCCTGCGCCTGCTCAGGACTGATCCCGCGTTCGCTCAAAACCCAAAATTCCCAAAATGATATTTTCTGTCAGAGAGGCTGGCGGGGCGTGCCCGCCCGTCTAAAAAAAGACCCTATGCCACCCCCTTAATCTCAGCGTGCATTAACTGCGAAGCACAACCATCGCCATAAACTGACGCAAGGCCGCACCACAGGGGTTATTTGTGGGATAGATTGCAGAAACGTGCGTCGCAATACGTTTTCGGTGAGGATTTCCAATGCCTTTTGGTGCCCATGCGGCGGAACGTCCATCCGCCTCACGGGTCGAAGTCACTCTACGAAATCGTGGCAAACGCTTCACCACCACCTTACCAAGGTGTTTGTCATCACGCCAAAACTGGCAGATTTCAGCCGTTTTCTGGGTTATCTAGCCTTTCGTGCACGGATATTGCACGGATATCGCCGATTTCGCCCTCAAAACCGTCGCTCTCTGGCTCGACGTCTATGACGATTCCCCGTCTCGAAGCGATCTGTGCCAGCTGGTCGTTTGTCATGGCTTCCAGGCGCACGCTGCCTTGGTGATCGACAGAAACTCGGTCGCCATAGACCTTAGGTAAGATCTTGGAAACAAACCATTTACGCGCATCAATTCGAGACTTGCGCTGTTGCTCCCAGGCGGCGGCACGACCCGCATCCAGCTCAGACGGGCATTCCTCATCGGCGATATCGATCACTGACGACGCCAAAACGTGAGCACCTTCCTCGCGTGCGCGCGCAAACTTGGAAGCAAAACCGTCTATATCAGTCCTTTCCCACTGCTGAATGGTAAATCTCGATGGCATGCCCTCTTTGGTACATACCGACGAAATTGAGTTACCCAGTGCGATATCACTGAGAAAATCAGCCGCGAGTTCCCTGGAATAGATTGGGGGACGACCTGTTGGCCTTCCCGTACAGCGATTTGCTGGTCTAGGAGCCATTGGTTCACAAATCCGAAATTTGTTGAAGGGAGAGTTCTATTTGAAACTTATGGGATAAACGCCGCCAGCGCGCGACTGCCCCGATTCGACACTTTTTTACCCGTGAAACTGTGTCCATGCAATAGAAATGTTATATGTCGTTGATTTTAATACATAAAATCTTGCGGAACTATTGACTTTCGTCTGTAAAAACCCTGTAAAATTCTCTTACCTGCGTCCAGGGGATAATCACCAATAATTTCGATCAGGTCCATTCTTCATTTGACAAAGCGCCCAATGGGCGTATATATAATTCACCGAGACGCAATCAAGCGCCGGGAATTTAGGGCAAAGACGATGATAATTATCCTTCCCCACGCCCATTATGACGCTGGTAAGCTGGCGGCTGTCACTGTCGAGATGAAGGCTATGGGTGCTCCGACAATCAAAGCAATCGACTGTGGCGATCACTACGTAGCTCTGGAGGGGACGCATCGCATACGTGCTGCCCACGCTCTCGGCTTGGTGCCTGTTATTGAGGCCGTTGAGTATGACGCTGACGCAGAGACGGACGATGTTGCGCCGGGGTCTTATCAAGACAACTACACGCTGGCAGAAATCGTAGCAGAATCTAGCCGCAGCATTCCCGTGGAGTTTGCGGCATGACCCCCGCCGAACTTCACACCATCCGCGCCGCCCTGGGGTTAACCCAGGGTTCGCTAGCGACGGCCCTGGGCATCGGCCGGCGAACAATCCAACATTGGGAAGCTGACGAACGCGCCGTGCCAGAGACTGTCGCCAAGGTGATGCGTGCCGCTCTGATCGACCGGACTATCCTTGACCGGATAGCTGCTGCTTAACCAAGTCCCACAACCCCCGATTTTACCCCAGGAGCCTATCATGGACCCCATCGAACAACGCCGTGCGGAAACCTTTGTAGCATTAGACAAACTACTGGGCGTGCAATCGTGCTCCAAGCTCGAAAAAATCGCAGCGCTGAGGCGCGCACCACGACCGAGACATCAACGCGGCGAAGAATATCCGCGCCGAAGGGCTTCGGATATTGGCGGCCGGAGCGGTCGCTTCTGGTAGTCGAGGCAATGTCAGTCATGGCGTGAGGCGCAATCCTCGTGTCAGTGCGGTTGCCGCTGAAGCTAGAAGCTCCGTCCTTTAGGGCGGAGTAGTTCACTCAGAAAACCCGCTCGTCCAGGATTTCGGCACAATGCGCTTCTGGCAGGACGGGTAACCTTTTGGCATTTCCATCTTTGAGCTTTTTGGCGATGGCTTCGAGCCCTTGGATATACCAGCGCTGGATTGATTTGCCGTCGATGGGGTCGGTTGGGACGAGGCGCTTGCCGATTTTGTCGAAACTGATCGGCCTGCCGCTGACGGGATGCACGGTGCATCGCAAGGCGACGATTTTTCGTACGGGGGTTTGAGGGATAAACCGAAGCCAGGTGGCAATCTCGTCCATATCGCTGATGGCTTGAGACCCTGGGGTTGAGCGGCGATTGTGGAGCTCGTGCCAGCCATATCCCTCGATGACCTCTCGAAGGATTTCCTGCCGCCCTTGCGCGAGCTTTGTGGTCATGCGGTCCTGGGGCATGGCAAGCAGGGTGCTGACGGAAAACACCAGACAGCGCTCTACGTACCAGCGATCGATTTCCCAGTTGTGCATGTTGATCCTCGTTTTAAGCGCGTTGCAGGAAGGCGGCGTGGTTTGCCACCCCGAATGGCCGCGGCGATGTGGGCGAGCTGTCCTGGCCTTGCTGGGGCGCGTTGTGGCCGCTGTTTTTGGGCAGCCGCGCCACCAGCTCCCAGCCATCGCCCGCTTTGCGGTTGCAGCTGATGATTTCCCCGCGATCGCGCGCGGCTTTGAAGTCCTCGACCTCGCGGGGGTTGTAATATTTCCAGACCCAATGGCTTTGGCGATAGGCGTTGCGCTGACCGATGGTGGCCACGACGGTCCAGCATTCGCTTGAGAGGACGGGGTTCATCGCTGGTGCGTGGCTTGGTGCTCAGCCAAAGCGGCCCGCAAGTCAGGACGCATTGCCAGAACCGCAGGCGATGCGCTCAACGCCAACTGGAGCTTGGTCGCATACTTTGGCTCGACTTTTGGCGGCTCGACGACCTGACGTGCTTCCATCTCGGCTTTGAATGCCGCCGCTTGGGCTGCGACCCGTTGGCGTTCCGCCTCGGTTGGCTCAGCGCGCCGGTGTTCAATGCGAAGCGCGCCGGGTGCGCCGCCAAGGCGCTGGTGGGCCGGTAGTGCGTCTTTCCACTCCGCGGCAAACGCCCGATCAATGTCGTCGAAAGTCGGCACAGCCGTTTTTCGGTCAATCTTCGCCGCCCGCTCGAGAGCTCGCCGCGTGTACCTGTCATCATCCGCCGGCAGCAGCGGCAGCATGTCCACAAACGCCTTGGCGGCTCTTTCGGCATCCATCGGCGCCACGAGTTTGGCGAGCATCGAGCACCATTGCAGCTTTGTCGGGCTAATCATTGCAGCAAACTCCATGCGGGGTCGGGTTCAGAATTCATCAGAGTTCCATCGTCGTTGAGGCCGACAGCGCGCAGCACGGGATCGCCGGTTTTGGCTTCATCCAGCCACCGCTCGCCGTTCAGCCAGGTCGATGGATGCGGGATAAATCGCTCTCGGTCATCGAATTTTTGGCGGATAACTGCGGAAATTATGCTATCCGGGTCAGTGCGCTTGACGGCCTTCGACCAAGCTGATCGAGCAACGCCCTTGCCGACTTTGCGAGGATACGCCTGCCAAAACCGCTCAAACCCGGCTTCCTCGCACGCACCGCGCCTGCCAGACGCCGCAGCCGCTTGGCGTGGGGGTGTGGGGGTTCTTTCTTTCTTTCTTTCTTCCTCCTTCTTACTACCTCCTCCATCCTCCATCTGTTTCTCAATTTCGGAACTGGTGGGGAACTGGTGGGGAACTGGTGGGGAAACGTCCTTGTCTAAATCTGCGGTTGGTTCCGAACCTGAACCGTCATCATCGTCTTCAGTTTCCGAACTAGAATCATTTGTGGCTGCATAAATTCTCCATTCGTGCGGCATCGGGTAGAGGCTATTCGGCTTTTTTGGCCTCTGAAACTTGCCGAAGTTCCGAATCGCTCCGTATGATTTACCGCCCACTTCGTACTTCGCGATGAAACCAAGGGAAATTAAATACTCCAAGATTTCTACGCCGTCGGCGCTTGTAGCCGGGAGAATCCGCGCCTTTAATGACATTGGTTTCCAGTCAAACGCTCCTTTATCGTCAGCTTGTCCCCACAACCCAATCAAAAACACGCAAGCCAATGGGTTGGCGGTCGCTTCCATAAACGATTCGTCTGTAAATAAGCCAGGGTGGACGCTACGGATTCTTGCCATTAGTCGCCCCTAACTTTGTTCCAGCAGACACCACAAAAATAACGAAAAATTTTATCGTGTGATCCCCACCTGTCGCCGGAAATTTCCATAGCTTCGATCACCGCAGGAAGACCCAACTTTTCAAGAAAGTTTTTGACGCTTCGCCGGGCAGAGTCAGCCAATGTATACCCCGGGTGAAACTTCGAAAATATCAGATCAATCTCGTCTATCTCACGCTCAATACGCTCGCGTTTTTGAGCGAGCGCGGCATAATACCCATGAATCTGTTCTTCTCGCTCCTTAACCTCTTGTGCCTTGGCAGAAAGAGATTGTGGAACAGCGTGAAGCGGCCTTGCGCCTTTCCCTCGGTTGCACGAAAAACAAGACGTGATCAGATTGTCAATATGGTCTGGCCCGCCATCAGCAACAGGCTGAATATGATCTGCCTCTAGAATTGCCTCAGGAGGATGCGCGCCACAATACTGACAAGAGAACCCGTCCCGCTTAAAGACCTCAAACCTGGTTTTTTTAGATATGGCTGTGCGTTTTTTTGTTGGCGTCAGTGGTTCAGGCAATTCGTGCATTTTTACTTCCTTGATAATCCGCCTCGGCCTTCGCAGAACAGACCGGGCAAGCATCCACCCCGCTGGGGACGTGAATTACCCGGTCGTCGTTGCATGAGCGGCAGCGCCCCGCCAATGTGGATAACCACGTATTCACGGGCTCCCGCCGGCCATCACTGCCGACAAATGTGTATCGCCTCGGAATCATCCCGCCGGCCTCGCCTTCAGTTTCGGATGCAACGCTTCCCAGCCGACGAACGGGGCATCGGTCGCTGCGGTGAACCCAAGATCCACAAGATTCCCGACCTGGCCGTAGCAGATCGAAAAATGCCGCTCGATTGTCGCCGGCCGGCTCTCGCAGGCCGTCCACTCAAAGCACACGCCATCCACGAATATCAGCCCAAACTCGACGGTGACTTTGATGTCGGTCTTCATATCAGAACCTGCTGAACTGCTGCGAGCGAACTTTCGACAAACATATCGGGCTGCTTGTATGCTTGCTCAATGCGGCGGCAGGCTATGTCAAAGTATTTCTGCTCGCGCTCAATGCCGATAAATTTTCGGCCTAGTTTGACGCAGGCAACGCCAGTTGTGCCGCTACCCATAAAAGGGTCGAGCACTGATTCTTCAATTTTGGTAAATAGATAAACCAACTCAGACATGAGTGCGACGGGCTTCTCGGTAGGATGCGTTCCTTCCCGATCTGCGGAATTAGTTGGATAGGTGAATACATTTCGTCGTCCACCGCCGTTCCAAGAGCTGACTCCAGAACCGCACCAAGCAGACACAAACATTTCAGCGCCCATGGCAGGGCCTTGGCCATTGAACTGCGGTGCGGAATCAGGTTTTACCCAAATGCAAGCTCGCTTGTAGCGGGCGCCAACAGCTTCTATCTCGTCGCGCCAAGCTGCCACACCCTCGGGCGTGCAGAAAATGAGTAGCCATCCACAGCAAAGTCCGGCCATAAGCGGCATTACGACCTCGCGAACCCCGTCAATGCTCGCAAAATCAACGACCGCCGGATTAGCGTAACCATCAATTCGAATCCGCCGCTGTGCGCCGTAAACTTTGACCCCACGCTTAGCTGCGTGCATGTGTGCTTCATAAGGCGGATCTGTAATTACGGCTCCGACGCGATTAAGGTTGGGAAGAACCTCTCGACAATCTCCAAGAATAAGACTGCAATCGCCTATTTGTTCTTCTCGATATGCGGCCGCGGGCATCACGCCGCTTCCTGCGCCAGCCGCTTAGCAATCCCGGCCGCATCGGTCTCGCGCACAACGACCCGCGTGCACTGGTCAGCCCGGCGCCGTGCCTGGACGTGCAGGATTTGGGCAAAGCAGCGCTGGTGAGAATCGTCGCGAATAATACCAAGCCCGTAAACCCGCTTCGGCCCGGACGGCTGCAATACATCTAAGAGTCCCTTGAGCGCCGCGTAGCAGTTGTCCCTGTCCGGCGCCTGGATGCCGTGCCGCCACACCAGAACCTCGACATACTGCATCGGCTCGCCACGCGGCCCGACAGCCGCCATGACTTCCAGCGATAACGCCTTGCGTGCGGCAGCCCGTGCGCCGGCAGCGGCCTGCCAGCTACGGCCCAGGTTGACCCGGTTGGGCAGTTGGAGCGGCGATGAGAGGGTGAAGCAATACTCCCGCATCAGCGCATCTCCATCTTGGCTTGAAACCGCCCGGTTTTCTTGTCGCGCGGCTGACGCAGCGTGCTTAGCTCGAGCTCCAGCTGCCCAATCGTCTCCGCCTGCTGGCGTGCCAACGCCGCAGCGGCGTCCGCCTCGATCTGCATCCGCAAAATCTCGTTGCTGGCCGCACTCAGCGCGACGGCGGCAAGGCCCAGATCGAGCTCATACTGTTCGAGACGCGCTGTGAGGTCGGCCACTCGCGGAAACAGGCGACTGAGAAAGAAGTTCACGCAGTTTTTGCCTTTCTAGTTCGAGGGCCTTAGCCAAATCGTCACAGCGCGCGGCGAGAATTTCGGCGCGATCAATCGGCGGCATGTGCCCCCGGCGGCGCCAGGCGCCGGCCGTGTAGGGCGAGACGGCGTTACCCGGCAGCGATGCCGCGCGGGCCAGGGCCTTGTCTGTCAGCCCGCATTCCGTCAGCCACGCCTTAAACGCGAGCGAAACGGATGGTAGAGTGTTGTCACTAGTAATCGTTGCGCTCATGAGGTCAGCACTCCTATGTCTGTGAGACGAAAGGAGCAGCAGTTTATGAGACGCACGACACGCAAAGCCGGGGCTGGGGAGCACGCAGGCAATGCACCAAAAAAGCCCCGGCGGTTTTTACGCCGCCGGGCAGTTTGGGAGGAAACGAGCCCTATCCGATACGCGGACGCGGCGGGCCAAATCGCGTCCGGAGACGATTCAAAAGCCGTGTCAAATACTCGCGTGTTTAAAAACCGCCATGTTTGTGGGTAAAAAAAAAGAACGCCAGCGATCATCGGCGCATCAGCCAGATCGCGAGCACGCACATGCAGCCGACGATGGCGCACCAAGCGTAGACGCCCTGCATGGCTTCCGGCGGGATCATTCGTCGTCACCATCGTCAGAGCAGACGCAAAGGCCGTGGATAAACGCCAAGCCAATCAGAGCCAAGCATACCAAGCAAAGCCCCATAGTGACATGCTCCGCGGTCATGCCGGCAACCCTACGCCTTGTTCAATCTGAGCCGGGCTGATGCCGAGAAACCAGCAGACCAGAACCGCGAGGGCGAGTGCCCACAGGATGATCGCGGAGGCGCTCATATGAAAAGCCCCGCTTGGCGAACCGAGAAAAAGCCAGCTATCGTTTCATCACCAACCGGAGGTTTAATATGAAACGACTGATTTTGTTTATGTTGGGTTTCGCTGCGCCGGCATCCGCACAAACCGGCGGAATGGCGCTCTTTAAGTCGGATGCGCAGCCCTACATACACCTGAGCCAGCTTGCCGATGAGGCAAATTCGTGCGGATTGCGATCCAGCGACTGGAATCTGGACGCCCAAACGGCGATCAACGACAAATTCTCGTATTTCGCGGGTAATATTTGGGAAGACCCTAATGCCGCTGATGCGCAGGCGGCTATAGATTGGGCAACCGAAGAAGCCACTCTGTCGCAAGAGAAAAACTCTGATTACACGCCCAGGCAATGTGCGGCGCTCGCCAATAGCGACAACCTCACGATTCTGGATGACCTGATCATAACCGACACCAACCTGCCAGGCGCCGCTTCGGACGTGCCACGCGACATTCCGGCCAATGCGGCACCGAGTGGCCAGTGACATCACGCCGCCTCGCCATCGGAAGCCCGGCGGTAGAGGTCCGGCCTGAGCTCCTCACGCGGTATGCCTGTGATTTGCTCGACGGCGACTACATGACGAGGCGGAACCGCCGTCCAACCGCGAACTGAAGCCCTATGAAGACCAAGCTTTTCAGCCAATCGCGACGTACCGCCGCCTTTGACGATGATTTCGGAGATATCCATGCCAAGAATGTTGGCACTTCCAACATTCTGCGTCAAGGAATTTTGTTGGAAAAACCATCCCGCGTGATTTTAAGTCCAACTATTCTATTTAGTATGTCAGTAGAACCAAAAGAGAACATCTTTCGCTCCCTTCGTCTTGCTCGTAAAGTAACCCAAGTGGTAGCTGCTGAAGCTCTGGGTATCTCCCGCTCGCACTTGGCTAATATAGAGAAAGGCAGTGATCTGCCTGGGAGGAACACCTTAATGGCCGCCGCCGATTTTTATAATGTTTCGCTAGATTCGCTCACACAGCGCGCACACGCGGTTTCAGGAGAAGACGCTAAAGCAAGAAATTCCCGCGAAGCATTATGGCTCGGCGCCTTCCGGCAACTGCCTGAATCTGAGGCAGACCATATTTTAGGTTACATTTTAGCGCGTACTGCTCCACCAAAAAATTAAACTTTTACATTTACGCGTTATTACTTTTTTTTAAGTGTTGGAATAACCAACTTTTTTGTTGACTTATAATGTTGGCTCTCCCAACATAGCCTCATCACCCACGCTGATGAGGCTTATATGCCAGTCTTTCCCCCGCCTGCCCTTCTATCCCACCCGCTGCTTCAACCCGGCATTGCCGCGCGCATGGCCGACAGCATTGAGGCAATCCAGCTCGAAGAAAGCCTGGCCAGCTCAGAAATGCGCCTGAGCCACCTGCTGACAGCCCAAGAGCACCGCGGCGATGACGAGACCGCCGATGAGGCTGCTGCGCTCGACCGTCTGATCGCCATCGCCCAGGTGCGCCGGTCGCGCATCCTGCGGGCGCTTGGGGGCGGCCGATGAGCCCCGAACTGCGCGAGGCGCTGCGCGACATCCGGCGCCGGCCGCTCACGTCCGCGCTGAATGTGGCGCTGATCCTGTTGGTCGCCGTCGAGACGATGGTGTTTTGGGCGGCGCTTTCATGATGAGCGAACGCCGCTATTTCATGTCCGACGCCGAACTGCGCGCAGATGGCGTTGAAATCCACCTGGAGCCTGCCGAGCAGATCGTTGAGGACGCGCGGTCCATGCTTGCGGAAGCATTTTGGGGCAAAAAAGCTCGCGCGTACCGAATTGCCCGTGAAGCGTGGCACGCCCTGCGCGACGAGCAGCCCGATGACGGCTCACGCCGGGCTTGGGATGATCCACTGCGGGCGCGCTGTGAACACGCCGACAGGGAGTGGCGCAACCAAGCAAGCGAAATTTTGGCGATGCGTCGGCTGATCCCGGAGTGGATCGCCAAGGGCGAAGCGCACCGGGCGAACCGGGCAATGCAGATTGCCGCGGATTAACATCTTCTCCGCCCTAAAGGACGGAGATTTCCACTGAAGGAAGTTCTCGTTTCATCGCATGCAACCAAGGAGCACCGCCATGATCAAAGCCATCAAATCTTTCAACATGCTGGGCAATGCCTACCCCCTGACCCGCGCCGGGATTTTCGCTATCGCGATGATCGCCGGGATCGCATTTCTGGCCTCAATTCACTAATCGGCCATCATCATGAGCGACCCCGAAGCCTATATCGCGCAGCTCGAAATAGCTCTGCGGGCGCATCAAAATCTTGCCGTTGCCAAACGCAATGCCGAAGCTGCGCGTAAATCGGTTGAGTTTTGGCAATCCAATCTCGACGCGGCGCTGGCTGTTTTGGTCACTCAGCCGATCGCACTGCCGCGTTCGGCTTTCACAATCCCTAAATCGGAGACAGACCATGAACGCTGATAACATCAACGTGATCGTAAATGATCGCTCAATTTCGCTGGCTAATCTTTTTGCTAACCCAGGTGCCGCCACCTACGTGGTGGTCGATAACTGCCCCGGCCTGACGGCGCTGCCGCGTTCGGCTTTCACAACCCCCAAACCGGAGACAGACCATGAACACTCTTGAAGCCTACGAATTGATTTCGGCCGTGAAAGACTCGCTCTCAACTTTGCGCGGCGAATACGATGTTGACCGCCAGACCAAAAAATTTCTCGAAGCGTTGCACGAGCGCGGTCTTTCGATTGTTGGGCAAGCCAAGCCCGTTGCTGCGCCCGCACTGCATGAGGTGGCGTGATGGCTATCCAGGCACCCGGCATCTACGAGATTGACGAAGCGCAGTATCATGCTGACCCGTGCCCGGCCCCTTCGCTCTCGCACAGCATCGCCAAAATGCTTTTGCAGCGCAGCCCTCGCCACGCATGGGCGGCGCACCCGCGCCTGGGTGCGCTGACAGACAACGAGACCGACGCGGCGATGGATGCAGGAACGATCATCCACAAATTGATCTTGGGGCGCGGCGCCGAAATTGTGCCGATCACCGCGACCTATGGCCCCAAGCATGCGCGAGCTGGGCAAGTAGTCTCGGATTACAAAACAGATGCCGCCCAGGAAGAACGCGAGGCGATCCGCGCGGCCGGGCATATTCCGGTGCTGCTCTGCGCGCTGCCGCCACTGCAAGAGTGTGCGGAGGCGGCGCTCGAGCAAATGCGTGCCCACCCCGATCTGGCGGCATTTTTCGCGCCATGCCGCTCTGAGGCGGTGATGGCGTGGCAGGACGGCGAGACATGGTGCCGCGGCATTGTAGACCGGCTGCCCGACAACCCGCGGGCGCCGCTGTTCGACATCAAAACCACCGGAATGTCGGCCGCGCCAGCGTCGTGGGAACGCCGTATGATCCACGAATACGCCACGCAGGCGGCGTTTTACCGCGCCGGACTGCGCGCGATTCGTGGCATTGAGCCCGGCCCGATGCTGTTCGTCGTGATTGAGACCGAGGCGCCCTACTGCATGTCGGTGGTCACGCCCGCGCCTTCGCTGTTGGCCTACGCCGAGCGCGAGATTGAGCACGCTATCGAAGTCTGGCGCGGCTGCATCGCGACCAACGAGTGGCCCGGCTATCCGGCTTTCACCGCGCATGTCGAGCTGCCTGGCTACATGGAAATCCGCGAGGAAGAAACCGCAATCCGCCGGCAGTTCGTGCGCGGCGCCAAGCACAATCCCGATAACGCATTCAATATGGAGTTCGCCCCGTGAGCTTTACCCTTCGCCCCGCCGTGCGGGAAAAAATCGGCCTGTTGTTCGGGATCGCCGGGGCGTCTGGTAGCGGCAAGACCTTTTCCGCGTTAACGCTGGCGGCCGGCATTGCCAACGGCACAGGCAGGATCGCGGTGATTGATACCGAAGCCGGCCGCGCTCTGCATTACGCTCCGAAGCCCGGCGAGAAAGCCGATCACGCGCGCGGCACGTTTGACTTCTTGCACCTCGACTTTCAACCGCCTTTTACGCCCGAACGCTACATCGAAGCGATCCGCGAGTGTGAAGAGGGCGGTGCGACGGTGATCGTAATTGATTCCATGTCGCACGAATGGGCCGGCGAGGGCGGGTGCTCAGACATGCAAATGGCCGAGGCAACACGCATGGCGACCGACCGTGAAGGCAAGCTGCAGGAGTGGAAGATTGAGGCCATGACGGCGCCGGCTTGGAAGAAGCCAAAGTTGCGGCACATGCGCATGATGGCGCGGCTGATCCAAACGCGCACGCATCTGATTTTTTGCCTGCGCGCGCAAGAGAAGATCAAGATTGTCAAGAAGCAGGACGGCAAAGGCACCGAAATCGTGCCAGTCGGCTTTCAACCTATATGCGAAAAAAACTTTATGTTTGAACTCTCAGGTAGTATGACGATGCACCCGGAAAGCCCTGGCCAGCCGCGCTATGACCTGCCGTGCAAGCTGAACTCCGATCTGCAGGCGATATTTCCGGAAGGTGCGCGCATCGGCGCGGTGGCAGGCAAACGCCTGCGCCAATGGGCAGAGGCGGGAGCTGATCGGCCGGCGGCCGACCGGGTGGCCGATGGTGTGCGCGATCTGGTCGAGCGCATCCAAGACGCGGCGAGCTCGTCTGATTTGCGTGCGATCACCGCCGAGGCCGACGTGATTAAGCAGCGCGCTTATCTTGCTGCGAAGCGGCCTGACTTGGCTGAAAAGGTGGATAAGGCCGTCGCCGACGCGCTGACGTTGTTCGATGCCAGCGGCGCGGCCGATGGGTTTGACGAAAGCGACGCAGCATGACGACCCGCCGCAAGTGCCTGAGCTGCCCGGCCCTCGTGCCGCGCGGTCGGTTTTGGTGTGATCCGTGCGCGGAGAGGTTGGGGTGACCGATTCGGCGTTCCTCACCCTGGCCGAGGTGCTCAACCAGCGCCTGCTGCCCTGCCGGCGGAATTTCCTGCTTGACCATTTGGCCAAAACGCCTCTGCATCACGGGAAACCAACCCACCGGCGGGTGGGGCGCCGCATTTTCTTCTACCCCGAAGACCTCGACACGCTGAAAGCGAGCCTCGCATGTCCATCGAAGTCGTCACCATTAAAGGCCGAAAAAACCTCTACCTCCGCGGAACCTTCCTCGGACAAAAGGTATTTGAAAGCGCTGGCACTGGCGACGCGGCTATCGCAAACGCCCTTCGCGTCAGGCGAGAAAACGCCATCCTCAACGAAAGCCTGCACGGCAAGCAAGCCGTCAAAACCTTCGCGGACGCTGCGGCTAGTTACCTGACTTTTGAGCCGCGCGCGCCGGCCACGGCCGAGAATGTGCGAAAGCTGCTGATCCATTTCCGCGATGCCCCGCTGGCTCACATCGGCCAGGACGCGCTGGTCGGGGCATTCCGGGCGGTGCTGCGCGACGGCCAAGCGGCAGCGCCCGCTACCAAGGTCCGAGCCGTCATTACCCCGCTGAACGCGATCATGGAGCACGCCGCCACGATGGGCTGGTGCGCCAGGCCGGCGTTCAAAAAGCCGCGGGTGCCCAAGACCTCGACCAATTTCCTCCTGCCGGCCGAGGCTGATGCGCTGATTGCCAACGCCGCGCCGCACCTGCGGCCGCTGCTGACGTTTCTGATCGGGACCGGTTGCCGCATGTCGGAGGCGCTCGAGCTCACGTGGGATCGGGTGGACCTGCACGGCGCGCGGGCGCGGGTTTGGCAAAAACAGGGCAACGAGCGCCGGGTGGATCTGCCCCCGCGCGTGCTGACCGCGCTCCGGGCTATTCCGATCAACGGCGAGGCTCGCGAAGGCGCGGTGTTCCGCCCGGTGCTCTCGCGCGCGGTAATCGGCCAGGAGCGGGCCAAGCATGGCAAAAAAGGAAAACAGCTGGGGCAGAGCTACCGGATCACCGGCTATGGCGGTGGGCAGATCAAGGCCGCCTGGGCGACGGCGTGCCGCAAGGCCGGGCTGCCGGGCACCTGGCGGGAATGGACGCCCAAGGGGTCCGATAAGCCCAAGCGCCAGTTTGTGCCGACGCTGACGCCGCACGACGCCCGGCACACATGGGCGAGCTGGCACGCCTGCATTTACCGCGACCCGTTCAAGCTGCGCGTAGATGGCGGGTGGGCGACGCTGACGATGGTGCAGAATTACGCGCACGCTATGCCAGAGGTCTATGCCGACGAGATCAGGGCTTGGTTGGCAGGGGGCGCGGCCGAACTGAGGCGGGAAGCCTGACCGAAATTGGCGCGCAAGCCCGGCCGTTCAGGGCCGGGTTAGCCCTTCTTCCTTTGCTGCTCCACGTAGCGCCATTTGGCCGGGCGGGCGATCCGGCGTATGATATTTTTTGAACTTGAAGTGCGAGGAGGTCGTGATGGCGGGCAGCGTCAATAAGGTGACCCTGGTGGGGAACCTCGGCAAGGATCCGGAAATACGCACGGCGCAGACCGGCCTTAAAATCGTCAACCTCGCGGTCGCGACCTCCGATACCTGGAATGACAAGACCAGCGGCGAGCGCAAGGAACAAACCGAATGGCACCGCGTCGTCATCATGAACGACCGGCTCGCGGAAGTTGCGGAAAAATACCTGCGCAAGGGCTCAAAAGTGTATCTCGAGGGCAAATTACAGACGCGAAAATGGACTGACCAATCCGGCCAGGAGAAGTATACGACCGAGGTCATGCTCGGTCGTTTCGGTGCCGAACTGGTACTGCTGGATCGCAACCCCGCTGCCGGCGGTGAAGCCTACGAGCCGCGCGCCGCAGCACCCGCCCGTGCCCCGGCACCGGCAAGGGCTGTGGGCGGCTGGGATACGCGGCCGGGCACCGATTTGGATGATGAGATACCCTTCTGAGTAAAGCAGCAAAAAAACATTGATACTCTGGGTCCCGGGATCTGGCCGTATCCCGGGACTCGGAAGCAAAAGTTTTTTGCTACTTTTTTGATGGCAATAGGTACAGGCTCAGGCAGTACGCAGGCCCAAAACAGGCAGCTTAAACGGAACACCCCGGCTTTCCAGGGCCGGGGTGTTGAAGAACTGTGTTCTACTAGGGCGCGGTACAAAGTGCGCCCTACCCTTTTTCGGCAAACTGGCAAACGCAGTCCAATTAAGGACTCCTCACAAGGATTTTCCGCCAGCACCAATAAGATAGTGATTCAAAATAGCGATGTAAGCAAGGCAATTTTGCAGCGCAATCACTATACGCAATACGCGTATAATATAAGCAATGGTATAATTTAATTACCCCGCCAATTCCCACCAAGTATCCGGCCACTCCACAATCTTACGGGCCAAGCCTTACTCTTCCTGATTAGCGGCCATACGCCATTTAACCTTCGTCTTTGTGCCGATTTGGTCCACCTTTCCGGCCTTCCTGAGATCGTGCAGAGAAACCAGTATGCGTCGCGTGAAATCCGCCCGCTGCTTCCGGTTGGCGTGCGCGTCTAGCCCCTTATCCACCATTGCGCTGACCGCCACGTCATCAGCCGAAATCAGCCCGCGTTCCCGCATCATCTCGTAGCAGCGGCGGCTAATCTCTCCCCGCGCAAAATAAGTCGAACGCTTGGGCATCCGACCCTTGGTCGGAATTTCGTCCGGTTCTAGCCCGTAGAGCTTCAGCACCGCGTCGATGTGGTAGAGATCGGCTTGGAGGCGGTCTATCTCCAGCCGTAGGTCAACGATACGCCCCGCAACGGCGGAACGCTTTTCCTTGAGACCGGAGATAATGAATGTGTCGCCCATCCTGGCATTGTAGCAAAACCGGGCGGCCGGGATTTCGGCGCGTGGTGGCGGGTGCTACATAATACCGGAAAAATCTGGTTCCGCACGATCCAGCCGGCCGCCTACCCGATCCCGTATGACGGCCCGGTCGGCGACATGCTGCGGGCGACCAACCGGCATCCCTGGCGGCCGGCGCATGTGCATTTCATGATCGCGGCAGCGGGATACGAGACGCTGGTCACGCATGTGTTCGTGGCGGGCGATGAGTATCTCGATAGCGACGCGGTGTTCGGCGTCAAAAACTCCCTGGTGACGGAATTCACGCGCCATCAGTCAGGCACCCTGCCCGATGGCGCGCCCATTGCCACACCCTGGCGGCATTTATCCTATCAGTTCGGCCTGAAACCCAGCGCAGATAAAGGTGCAAAACATGATTGAGACGGATGTTCTGATCATCGGCAGCGGGCCGGCCGGTTCGGCGACGGCGCTGCTGCTCTCCACCTACGGCATCAAGAACATGGTGGTGACAAAGTACCGCTGGCTGGCGGAGACGCCGCGCGCACACATCACCAACCAGCGCGCCATGGAGATTTTCCGCGACATGGGGATCGAGGAGGACGTGAAGCGCCTCGCGACCGCGCAGGATTTCATGGGCAACACCGTGTTCTGCACGGCGCTGGCGGGCGAGGAGCTCGGGCGCATCCAGACCTGGGGGACGCATCCCAGGCGCAAGGCGGATTACACGCTGGCGAGCCCGACGACGATCTGCGACATTCCGCAAAACCTGCTGGAGCCGATCCTGCTCGGCAACGCCGCCGAACGCGGCACCCGGGCGCGGTTCGACTGCGAGTATCTGAGCCACGTGCAGGATGAGACCGGCGTCACCGCCACGATCCGCGACCGCCTGAGCGGCGAGGATTTTCAGGTGCGGGCCAAATATCTGGTCGGCGCCGATGGCGGGCGCAGCAAGGTCGCCGAGGATATCGGGCTGCCGTTCGAGGGCCAGATGGGCATCGCAGGCAGCATGAACATCGTGTTTGAAGCGGACCTGTCGGCCTATGTCGCGCACCGGCCGAGCGTGCTCTACTGGGTGCTGCAGCCGGGCTCGAATATCGGCGGCATCGGCATGGGGCTCGTTCGGATGGTGCGGCCCTGGCATGAATGGCTGATCGTGTGGGGCTACGACATCAACGGCGAAGCGCCGAAAATGAACGACGAGCTCGCGACCGAAATCGCGCATAAGCTGATCGGCGATGCGTCCATCCCGATCAAGATCAAGTCGCACTCGGTCTGGACCGTGAACAAGATGTACGCGACGGCCCTCAGCCGCGGGCGCGTGTTCTGCATGGGCGATGCGGTGCACCGGCATCCGCCGTCCAATGGTCTGGGCTCGAACACCTCGATCCAGGATGCCTACAACCTCGCCTGGAAGCTCGCGGCCGTGCTGCGCGGGCAGGCCGCTCCCTCGCTGCTCGACAGCTATGAGGCCGAGCGCGCGCCGATCGCCAAGCAGATCGTGACGCGCGCGAACCAGAGCATCGTCGAGTTCGGGCCGATCTTCGAGGCGCTCGGGCTTTTGAATACCGATGATCCGGCGGTGATGCGCGAACACATGGCGGCCCGGAAGATGAACACGCCGGAGGCAGCCCAGCAGCGCGAGGCGCTGCGCCAGGCGATCGCCTTCAAGGACTATGAGTTCAACTGCCACGGCGTCGAGCTCAACCAGCGCTATGCCTCGGGCGCCATCGTCGCGGACCCGCTGCCGGACCCTGGTTTCACGCGCGATCCGGAACTCTATTATCAGCCGACGACCCGGGCGGGGGCGCATCTGCCGCATGTGTGGCTGCAGCGCGGCGGGCGGCCGGTCTCGACGCTCGACCTCGCCGGACAGGGCAGGTTTTTGCTCCTGACCGGGATCGGCGGGGAGGACTGGGCGGCGGCGGGCAGGCGCGCGGCCGCGGCGTTCGGCGTCGGGATCAACGTCGCCGTGATCGGGCCGGACCGCGACTATGAGGATGCGCATGGCGAGTGGGCGCTGGCGCGCGAAATCGCCGAGGCCGGCTGCCTGCTGGTGCGGCCGGATATGCAGATCGCCTGGCGCGCGCCGGCGAAGGCCGCCGATGCGGGGGACGCGCAGGCGCAGTTGTTCGCAGCCCTCGGCCATGTGCTCGGGCGGGACGTGGAGGCCGCTGTCGCAAAAGCGGCCTGAGGCCAGAGAGTATAAAAAAACAAAAGCAAGGGAGATAACGCCATGAATG